CGGTTGTGTCAAAACTTGATGGCATTACAAACGGACTTTGTGACGGATTCTATGCAGTGCAAACCGGCATGAATGGCATCAACACAAACATTTTGCAGACCGGATTCGGCATTCAGCAGGCTATCAACGCTGATACAGTCGCTAACATGCAGAATACAAACGCATTACAGTCACAGCTTGCTAACTGCTGCTGTGAAACAAGAGAAGCTATCCAAGGCGTAAACTACAACATGGCAACTAACACTTGCGCGTTGCAGAACACCATGAACAGCAACACGAGAGACATTATCGACAGTCAGAATGCAGGAACACGCGCTATTCTTGATTATCTCTGCAATGAGAAAATTTCTAGCTTACAGGCAGAAAATAACGACCTTCGCAGAGCAGCTTCACAGGATCGTCAGAGCGCACTGCTTACAACTCAGATGGCGGCTCAGACACAGCAGATTATCAACGCGGTAAATCCGTCTGCTATTCCGGCATATGTTGTACCTAACCCAAATGCTTATGCATATGGATGCGGATGCAACACAGGATGTGGCTGCTAAAACTAAATAATTGAGTATCTTAATTGAGTTTAACTCGATCATGTCTGCTATGCAGTATTACTTATAACCAAAGGGCAGACTATAATGTTTGCCCTTATTTTTATGGAAGAGAGGTAAAAATAATGGAAGTAACAGGAATTGCATTACAAACCGTTGCCGCTGGAGAAGATGTTGCATTTACAGAAACGGCAGTAAATGGAACAAAATGTATCGTACACAGACAGGGAAGTGGAATTATCAAGTTAAGAGGTATCACAAATCAGTGTAAGGCTAGATTTTTGGTATCGTATTCCGGCAACATTCAGATACCGACAGGCGGCACAGTTGGAGCTATATCACTTGCCATTGCAGTAGACGGAGAGCCTTTACAGTCAACACGAATGATAGTTACTCCGGCAGCAGTACAAAATTTATTTAACGTTTCGGCTCAGGCATACGTTGATGTACCTTGTGGCTGTTGCAGTACAGTAGCGGTGCAGAATACATCTACACAGGCTATTGAAGTACAGAACAGTAATTTGATTGCAGTAAGGGAGGCTTGATATTATGCATAAGTTTGCGAAACAGATTATGGATTGCGTGAAAGCCCACGTTGACGGAATCGGAATCGAGAATTTTGAAGGACAAAACCTTGATGATCTCAAGGATTGGACGGAAATTGCAAAGAACATCGTATGCTTTGACAAGGACTATAACATTGTTGAAGCGATGAAAAAGTCTGAAAATAACGAGGATATTATGCGTATGCTTGAACAGTACGAGGATTATCCAGACAGAAGATTTTACGACCATTACCGCTATGCAAATGGCAGATTCGCACCGAAAGGACGTGGAACACGCAGAGGATATGTAGAACCTCCATATTATCATCAGATGCCGGAAGATTACCGGGAATGGGAAAATATGTCGGATGCAGAGCGAATGAGAGACCTTGACAGAATGAGTATGGGAAAGATGTATTATTCAGAGCCTATGAGCGGAAATAACGGCATGAGTACCGGTACTCACGATGCAAGAGAGGGCAGAGCCGGTATGAGTCGGAGAAGCTACATGGAAACAAAGGAAATGCATAACGGAAATTCACCGGAAGATAAGGACGCAAAGATGAAAGAACTTGAAAAGTACATGAAATCTCTTTCGGAAGATGTGACCGAACTGTTTTCCGGTATGTCCCCAGAAGAGAAACAGTTGACCAAGACAAAGCTGACTACGCTTGTCACGAAAATGTAATAGAGAGGGCATTTTGCCCTCTTTGTTTGCGAGGTGGTAAATTGTTCACGATAAACAATGAAATATGGAATTTGGTCAAAGTATCGCGTTACAGCGATATGCTACAGAGAAGTGATGGAAGCAGGACGGTAGGAATGACCGACAGGGACACGAAAACGATATATCTTGCGGATGATTTGCGCGGAAGGTTCCTTGACCGTGTGTTGTGCCACGAATTATGCCATGCGTTCTGTCTTTCGTATAATGTATACATGGATATTGATACAGAGGAAATTGTAGCAGACTTTTTGGCTACATACGGAAGAGAAGTGTTTGAAATAGCAGACAGACTATTGATTGAACTTATGGAGGTTGCATAATGGATAAAATTTCAGAACTCTTACAGTACGTGCACCGGACGAATCCGGAAATGACCAGGGAAAAGCTGATAGAAGAGTTGAGCAAAAGCGACTATGCGGCGCGGTCTTTGATTTTCACGAAAGAAAATTTTTCCCGCGCCCCCAAAAATATTTCGTAATTTTTTTGTACCCCCCTGGGGTAGCGTTTTAGGGTCGAGATTCCATTTTCACGGATTCTCAAAAACGTGTAACAAACGTGCAATTATCTGCGACATTCCGCAAATAACACAAATACACCATATATTATGCTATATATAGATAATTCATTTATGATATTTGATGATATTGCCGATCACAGGCAAACGCCAGAAGACGCTTGCCCGGCTGTAGTTATAGTCTAGCATAGACCGCATTTTACCACTTGTCAAGATAGTTTTTCCCGTCGTACCGGCTGTAAGTGTGTGTTATGTTTTCCGGTCTTTGCGTGATCTGCATCCAGTCACCGCCACGCTGGGCGGTTATTTTGATTTTTGCAGACTCCACCCATTCCACGCCCTCGAATTTCGAGTAGCCACACGTTTTGCCAGATATTTCCGGATAGCCAAGAGCAGACACCCGGCGCATTATTTCTCTTTTTCCGATATACTCATATTTTCCCATCTTTCATGCCTCCAGACGTTCCGCGCTCACTCATGCATATATCTCTGCATCCGTCGCGCGTTAATTGGTTTATAATTAACCATGCTTGCATATCCCCATACGCCACCCGGCGCACGGCTTGCCCGTTGTGATCGGCTTTAATATCGTAGGTCATACACTTATACCTCCTTATATCGTGTTTATTTGTCAATGTGCGTTATATGCCCGCATCCGTCGGAACGGTGTGCAATCTGTTTTTTGTTGGAGATGCACAAGCTCCAAAGTGCCGCAATAGTGACGGCTTGCGATCTTGCCGCCGCTCTTAATGATAGAACGGTAGAAACGAGCTTTCCCGCGTGTCTTGCGTCTGCATTAAAGCAGATCAACCGCGATTATTTACGGCTGCGGCGCGCCGTGTGACGGCAATATGCCGCCATATAACCAGATGCAGTCCCAATATATGGCCATCGGTTAATAAGTCCACGCCGCCGGAATCGAACCGGAACGGATGCACCAAGCACGCGAAAAAGGGCGGAATGGTACCGCCTTAAATTACAACAAAATCCCCTTGAAATCCTGTTGTTACGATCATTTTTCCGTCAGATCTGCGGTACACAACGCCGCATCCGTCCGCAAAAGTTGAGAACACAAGCCATCCGGGCGGTGTAAGTTTTTCCCCGGTCTTATAATCCCGGAATGAGTAACGCGGAATAACGCCGCTTTTTTCTTGATCTAGCGCGTTGTTAATTGCTTGCGATTCTGTTACGATCTGCACACCTTTTCCCGTGTGCAAAATATATCTTTCTTCCATTTCTTATACCTCTTTCCTTTTATTTGCTCATTTTTGAGTAAAAACCGCCGCCGGTAGCGATCCGGCGTGCATCCTCTGCGGCGGTTGGTTACTTTACATAAACTCGTACATAATTCTTGTTTTTGTTGTATGAGTAGCTTTTTACTTGCATATCGTCAAATTCATTCCCGGTTTCTGCGCCGTAATTTGCGCAGATCAATTTATTGTTTTCGCCGTATATTCTCCACGGTACACGGCAGGCGTTCCAATCACATTCCATAAATAATTCGTATAGCGTTCTTTTCATGGTTTCAAGTCCTCCATATTCTAAATTTTTCCGGTTGCTCCGGGTAAAGGCAAGCCGGGGAATTGAACCCAGGTAAACGCCGCCGCTTGCCTAGATTTAAGGTTTAAAAAATTTTGCGATCTATTTCTGTTTCTTCAAACGTCTCATACAAATGTGCCACTTCGGAAAATTGTTTCTTTGCGATTTTACAAGCCCTTGCGTATGCCGAACGGTCATTTGCGGCTTCAACGAAATCTGTATCTCCGTTATTCATTTCAAAGTAGTATGTTTTCATGCGATCAACCTTCCTTTATTCAAAAATGAACCCGTAGCCGCTAGTCTGTGCGGCTTTCTGAAATTCTTCTTTTCCGTACTTTTGATACATCTTTTCAAGGCTTGCTGAAATGTCAAACCCTGCAAGTTTTAACTCAAACAGTATTTGTATTTTGTCGTCCATGTTTCCCCTTTCTGGTCTGCCATCATCAGAGCCGGGCGACCATCCCACGGCTGACGCTCCAGATCGGAGCGTTTCGGCTATTGCTGACTATTTAATTCAATGCATTTACGGTTACAATCCTCGATTGATCCGGTAAATACGATTTTGCCGTTTCCGTTGATTTTTTCGACAACGCAAAAGCCGAAAAAATCGTTATAAGTAATATAGTATTCTGCCATGTTCTATACCTCATCAATATATATTCTTTCTTCTGATCCGGTTTCCTCATCTTCATAAATTCCATTGAAATTATCAAACCATCTTTCGGCTGCGTTGTGGCTGTATGTCTCGCCGCCAAGAAGAACGCGCCCGGTTTCTGTTATAAGTCTATATTTCTTTTCCATGTTATTTTCCTCGCTTTCTGTGCTTTATTTGATACTTGTATTATACAGAAATTAGGCACTAATGTATATAGGCAAAACATACAAAATTAAGCACTAATATCATATTAGAAATTATGCATTATTATTAAGCACTAATTAAGTATTGACAATTAAGCACTAACTATATATAATGTAAGAAAAAATACGGAGGTGTAGAAAGATGGACGAAAACACAAAAGCGGAAAAGAACAGGCAAGCGGTAAAGAAATGCATGAGCAATAAAGATAGGATAAACATTATATTGCCACTTGGAACAATAGAGAGAATCAACTCATACGGACTAAAAACAAGCGCATTTGCTAGGGAGTTAATTCTTGCGGAGCTTGATAAAATGGATAGAATGAAAAAATAATAAATTAAGCACTAATTAAGTATTGACAATTAAGCACTAACTATATATAATGTAATCAGATCAAAGAAATAGAGCAAAGGCGAAAGCCAAGAAAGGGGAACAACGTATGTTAAAATTAGAAAATCTGAAGAGGAAGAAGGAGAACGGAATGACCTTGTATTTTTATGCGGGGTTGGGTTGGGTAACCGCAGAACGGTTGAGTCAGCCGGACGTTGCAGAGAACGAAGCAGTCAAAGATTTTGATTGCAATCCGGAAAATTCCAGAAAGTGCTCCGACTGCCCGCACAACCGAAATTTTTCGGATTGGCAAGACAAATTGCCGTGCGGTCAATGGCACTGCTGGGTTGACGTAACTTACCAGAAAGGAGAAACGAGATATGAAAATTAACGGAATCGGAACAATTAGCAAAGACAAGGCTATGGAGATTTTGACAAGAGAAGGACGCGAGGCTGTAAAAGCCGGAGAGATCACAGCAGAAGAGCTTGGCGAAATGTACAAGCTCGAAATGGTCAAGAGATCATCCAAGATCGGACGGAACAGCGATACATTCCGGGAATCGTATAAGTGGATTCCGGAAGAATTGAGAGAAGAACTTACACCGGAACAACTTGGAAGGCTCACAGATGCATTTCATGAGTGCTACGGGGCAGGAAAGAACGCATAAGAAAGGAAAGGAAAACGCCATGAAAAAATTTGAAATCGGGAAATATTACGCACCAGCAACATCGCCAAGCATTGAACCGCTAAAGTGCATTAAGGTAACTAATTGTTACGTTTGGTTTTATGACGATGAAAAAGGGTGCGAGGTGAAAGCGAAAAAAGAAGTGGGGGCTCACTTTAACGGAAAGGGCGTGGAAAAGTTTGAGCAGACTAAGATATACGGATATTTAACAAGAGCCATTGACAACTAAGGCGCATGGGAAAATAGGAGGTTATAAATATGGCGTTTACAAACAAACAAGGAATAAAAATCAGTTTTGAGTGCTCAAAACTGATAGGAGAATTAAAGGAAGATATTGCAGAATTTGGCGGCGATAAGATCGTAGCGGTTTGGTGCAAAGATAATTCAGGAGTTACGATTTATACAAATTATGATTTTATTGATAAAGATCAGCCAATAACAGAGAATGAACTACAGGATGATGAATACATTCGGAAAATGACAATGAATGCATTGCTAATTCTTCTGGAAAAGCAAAATGAAATATTATAGAAGCAAGGAAGAACGAATAGAACAGAAATAGAGGAAAACATAATGAAGAACTACAAAGAGTACGAGAAAAGGTTTATAGGGGCAAGCGATATTGCGGCATTGATACTTGTTGGATGCGACGAAAACGGATTGAAAACAAGCACTCTTGATTTTGGCGAAGACGGAAGTTATATGGCATACGTCGTTGACGAGGACGCGGAGATAGGTGCACATTATAAAAAAGTCGCTGATTTTAAGCACTGGCTCAAGATTTATGATGACGATGAATTGACATACCGGATTAATGCACAGGAGATAAATATATATCGCGCCGGAGATTTTGGCTGTATCATACAAACAATCTGAAAACATTAAAAAAGAAATCGAGTGGGAAAGATTAAGAATCTGACCCACTCATTTTCATCACTGAGAATATAATTATTTCAATCCTTGTATCTGGGGAATTGCTCCAGATACCACGCGCAGAGCATCCACTGCACGCGACACAAAAACATAAATTAAATGTTTTTCTTTTACTAAAAAGGCTATTGTTTCAATCCGTGGTCGCCGGGATCGCTGGCGGCACCACAACGGCAAGCATCCATGCCGTGCGACATATCTATAGTCTATCATCAGATCGGACAAAATGCAAGTAAATATTTTCAAACAAAGGGCAGCTTTTCCGGCTGCCTTTTCTTTTTGCCATGTCCAAAATCAGCAACGCGCCCGGGCATATCTTACAAAATCTCCGAAAAACCGTAAACAAACTATAAAACTTTTCTTAAATTTTTATAAACAAGGCTAGGTTCATTAGGTCTTTGACAAGTTCCAAAATGATAGAATAGTATCAGTTTTTACAAAAAATCGTCTGACAATCGTATGACATAAGGCGACACAATCGTCTGACGTCGCTTTTTCAGAACTATGTTTCTCTTTCTCTCTCTTTTTCTTAATCTTTTAGATTAATAATAATACACTGTATCTAAAGCCTATAGGTTGTAGAGTAAGTGTATATCCGCATATGCGCGCAGTGTAAGTATATAATACCACCGTAAAAAAATAAGTCTTGACTTTAAACCCGAAAATAGTGTATACCAAAAGCAGAGAGATTAAACAGAACGGAGGTGTGAATATATGCAGGATGTAAAGAGTGTAGAGAATGTAGATCTTACAACCCTTATAGTGGATCTAGGTACAGTACAAATATACACATCAACTGTACAAGATTTAATAGACAACGCTTGTATAGAATTTCACATCGAAGATTTACTAAAAGCTGGACAGAGACAATGGAAAGCTGTTATGCAGTATGTTGGTATGCATCTATTCCCTGATACAAAAGTATTAAAGGACAAGAGTTTAAGCCCCCTTGGTAATGCAACTATACCGACTAACTGCAATAGATACGATAGAGAGGTATTATATAAGCTTTGTGATTATTATATATATATCTCCAATGTGTATAGCAAGTTGGTGAGTACAGTAGCATTCAGCTATTTTTGTAATATACCCACTACAACATTTGACCTATGGAAAGACGAGGAACCAAGTTCAGTGGCTTTTAAGATTTGGCAAAAATTGCAACGATCACGCAAGGATTGTATACTAGATCGTGCGTATGACTCCAACAGCCCCGTAGGCACTATGTTCGTGGGTAATAACGAGTTCGGCATGAACCAGCCCGGCATTGGAGATAATGCCACCCAGCGCAAGGCAATCACAGCGCAGGAGCTGCCAAGATTGGACGAGAAAAAGAGTCAAGAATTGCACGCAATTGATACACAATTTGTCGGTGTGGCTGCAAATAATACAGTTTAAATTGTGTGCGGTTATTCTACAATTCACAAATGCAGTAATATCAAGGGTTGTAGCGCTTTAACTATTCGTGAACTATTCGGAAAAGTTAGGTTTTGCGAATAGTTGCAAGGGTGTGACGTGAATTGTATTAAAACAATTTGATTTTCACACAATGACAACAAAACGAAACGGAAAATATTTTATATTTCCATGTTTGCAAGAAAAGGATGGGGAGGGGGTCTAACAGAAAGGACCACCGGGCGGCTACTAAGTCCCTTAAATACCTCAAAAAATAAAAAGTCTTATTCAGACAAAGGAGCATACATGAATCCAATGAAAATTACAGAGCCAATAGATTCTACAGACTCAGAAGAATTTCAAGAAGAGGTAAATAGAATGATAAAGTCTCTATCCGAGTCTTACGAGGTAGTAGACATTAAATATTCTACACACGTATTCAATGGCTGGAAGAGAGGTTATAGCGCAATAGTGCTTTACCGATAGCAATAAAAAGCCACTTACAATAACACCCATTGACTTTCACTGTAAATAGGCTATAATAAATTTATAACAATTCACTTTCACGTTGCGAATCGCAACTAAATTTCCAAAAATTTTTTAAAAACAAAAAAGAGTGTTTCGGACAGGAGAATGATATATGACCGGAAATGAGTATCAGGCATTAGCCATGCGGACAAATGATCGCAAGGCGACAGAAAGAATTTCGGATAAACTTGATTTGCTTAAATCTTGCAAGAAGAACAATATCGCATCGTTGCAAGATTACGACCTTGGCGGCATCTTTAATGCTTGCCTTGGACTATCCGGTGAAGTTGGAGAATTCAACGACATAATTAAAAAATGGATTTTCCATGAGAAGCAGCTTGATATTGACCACGCTAAGAAAGAAGCTGGCGATATTTGTTGGTATCTTGCAATGCTTTGCGAATCCTTCGGCTGGAGCCTTGATGAAATCATGCAAATGAACGTAGACAAACTTAAGGCACGTTATCCGGAAGGGTTTGACATTGAAAGAGCAAACCACAGGGCGGAGGGCGATGTGTAATGGCAAGCTGCAGCAATGAGCTGATGAAAACCGAGTATTCCGAAACCTTTGATGAAAAACGCAAAGGATTGATTGAACAGTCGTATTACAAATACGGACCGGCAAGAATGAACTTTTCTACCGGAAATGTGGATGCAATCGAAAGTTTGAAAATGAATCTTTCCAAGTTTGAAGAGACCGGGAATCTTGAATACCTGTGTGATGTTGCAAACTATGCCATGTTCCGGTTTATGTTTCCACAGCAGGGCGAGTATTTCGAACATACGGACTCTGATTCATCTGCCGGGATCTTCGGTATGAGTGTAAATGAAATGGAACGATTCAAACAGGAACACAGCTTTGAGGATGGGAGATATTGATATGGCTTTGAAAGTTATTGCAACAGCGGCAGATGCCCTCGTAATACTGGGACTTATGAGAGGACAGGTAAAACAAAAAGACAATTCAAACGCAATGGGGTATTTGCTTTCATACGCGATCTTTGCAATGAATATTATGGTCATTTGGAAATGATGGACTATCGCCAAGCGGTAAGGCACAGGATTTTGATTCCTGCATTCCGGGTTCGAATCCCGGTAGCCTAATTGGTTGCATGCTGACGTTTCATGTAGCCACGTATGTTTTTCATATGTACTTGAACCCTTGGTTGAGTGATTCAAGCATTTGGGTTCCTCCTTTCGCCACTAGGACGATTCTGTTAAGGACGGTGCGAGACCGTCCGATGGCTTTCAATCATGCGTCTATCCAACGGCACATGATCGTGTAACGCATAGCACGTAAAATATATTGCTAACCGTCTGATGACGGTTATTGGGATTTAATTCAGTGGTAGAAGACACGGCTTATATCCGGGTTGTCACGGGTTCGATTCCTGCAATCCCAACGCGTTGTAAAATATTGTTTATGTGACAAGGCTGACGAGTTTTGGTGTAATGAATGATGTTTTTCTTGTGATGGAAGCGTTGCCGGCTTAAAAAGCGTGGAAGCAGGACGATGAAAGTTCGTTGACGATATGTAGAAAATTTTGCAGTGTTCCCATAATGGTATTGGAGCCGGTTGCTATCCGGTCGGGCGTTTTCGTCTTGTAGGTTCGAGTCCTACACACTGCGCTTGCCCTAAATAGGGCGTTGATATGTGGCGGAAAAGGTAAACGCTATTGCCGTAAGATAATTCGTTGAAACCGGCAACCTAGATGACGAGAAGTGCACTAATCATGCATGGTGCAAATCCATGCCATATCAATTCAATTACATTTGTTACACACGAAAGACACGGAATCTCGCGAGGATTCCGATTTTTGCTATGATTGGGGTACAAAATATGACAAACTGCGTGAATTGCGGCGCACCAATCGAAACAGATAAAAAGGTGTGCCCTTATTGCAAAACTCCATATGATGTAAGCGGATTCAAAGCTGAAATAGGGGAAATGTTCTTCGGAGAAATCACGATTGGCGGAAGAACAAGCAGAGTATATCTAGGAAATGTAGAACGCAAGCAGTTATTAAACAGCGAACCGTATTTTGATACAGATGGTATTTTGCATCGTGAGATTCCGAGAGAAATAAGAAAATTTACTTTGATTGAGGCATGATTTATGACAAGTTGCTTAAATTGCGGAATGCTAATACTTGATTCCGAAGTTGATAACTGTCCTTATTGCAAATGCCAATTCTTATTTAAACAGATTCCGGGAAGGAACATCCCAGAAAATCAGCCGGATAAGGTAGAAACGGCAATATTTGAAAACGTGGTATTTAATAAAGGGGAGGGGCGTAAGAATGTGTGATTTTTGTCGGTATAAAAAGAAAATCATTGATTGTAAAGGAAATTTAGTCCTTTTTGGAGCTGAAAATAACATGATTTTCGACAATAGCGATGGAAAAGAGGTTGCAGGAGCCGTAAAAATTAATTTTTGCCCTATCTGCGGTAGAAAGCTGGTTTAGTAATGGCAGAACCTTTAAGTAAATTAGCAGAAAAATGTAAAAGTTGCCCAAAATCTGAAAAATGTGACCATAAAAGAATGGAGCTATGCGCTTTAGCGGATTTGCCACCGCAAAATTGTGCAAGCGCTACACAAGACATTTTGATAGACAATATGGCACCTATATTGAGGGAAGAAATAAAAAGCCCTTTAAGCCCATTTCGGTACAAAGACGAATTAGAAAAAGCACTAAATGATTTGCATTTTGGAAATATGTTTATGAATGGTGCTTAGAAAGTTGGTGGAAGAATGAAACCATTAGAAGAAATATTTTTTAGAGCTTGCGTGAATGAGCAGAAAAGAAAATTGCCTTCAAGCAATCGAGAATTGAGCATAAGAACTATTGGAAATATTTTTGAAAGACTTGGATTCTCATATAAGCAGTTAATGTATTATGTCAGAAAGTGGTGTGACAAGGGATTTTATGATTACGGAGTAACACTTGACTTGGGATGGTTTGAATTTGGTAAGCTGACCGGAGAATATAAACAGGTTTATGATTCTATGACAAGTACGGACGGATGGAAAGATGGGGAGTTGGCAAATTATATTGTCAGCAATTCTTTTAATCGAAAGAGAATAACACCACTTGATATTCTATATATGTACGGATTGGTTTGAAAGCTGGTGGAATATGTGTGATTACTATGGCAATGAATCGAAACAAATAATTGATGATAGAGAGAAGGATTCTATTTTGTACATTTCCGATTCAGAAAAAGAAATGAGAATTTTTCTTGAATATCTCAAAAAGAAAATGGATAACAACGGAAAAGAATGTTTCTTAGATGGAGAACATGATATTTTAAAAACAGAAAATTACAATGTTGTCTGTAAAAGTATTCATGGTACTATACTTGGAGTCGGATATGGGTATTGTCTACATTACTGTTTTTCGAGAAATTTTGATAAGAGTAAGTGCAACGATATGGAAAAATGCTCGACGGAAGAAATTCTTGCGCACACAAGAGAGGGTGCAAAAGAAATATCGGAACTTGATATTTTATGTATGCTAGGGTTAGTTTGAAAGGCGGTGGAATGATGAAGCAGGAAAAAGAAATTTTATGCACATGTATTAACCATGAAAATTGTCCATTAGACCCGGTTAGTTGCGGATGTTCAATAGAAACTACGACTTTTGAAGATGCTTGTATGGGTAAAAGAACATTCATTCCGGGAATAATCGAATGTGATAAGTGAGGGTGGTTTATATGAAACATCAAAAAGAATGGTGTACTTGTGATCGTTGTGGTGCGGAAATTAAAAAAGGAATACTTTGCGGAAATTCCATTACAAGGAATGGCACTTTAAATACCACATACGACTTGTGCTATAAGTGTATGGAAGATTTTGAGGAGTTTATGAAGAATGATTGTTAATATGGGAACCAAAACCTATGAAATGAGCCGCAAGCAGGCAAAGGCTATCATTGGAACGGCTAAGAAACTTGCAAATTGCAACATATACGGCATTGAAAAAGGCAATGTGGTGATTATGCTAAATGAAAAGTATGAGGACGATATGAGCCTTAAAAAAGCCGTAGAGGAGTATAAGAAGAAAGGGTTCAAGGTGCATTGGAAATGAAAATAATCAAAGAAGGCAGCCTTAGGTACGAAAGAAAACCTTTAAAGTTTGGGTGTAAGAATTGCAAAACCGTTTTTGAAGCGGAAAAGACTGAATATGAATATTGTGGAGATCAAAGGGAAGGAGATAACTACAAGTGTGAATGCCCATTGTGCCACAAAATGGTATATTACAATTAAAAGACAACCGGCTAACAAATGGAGTTAGTCGCTAACCTAGAAAAATTATAGGCAGAGGTCAAGGCACTTCTGCTTTTGCGGAGGTGCTTTTTATTTGGCTTCAAAGCAGTTAATCAATGCAGTAAATGGATATGAAAATTACATACAGAGAAAAGGCGTTGATGAACAGGTAATAGATGCCCTTTTGAAAGCGTGCAATGTGGCAATTCGGACGGAAAAAGACGTTGACTACGGATTGACTATAACCGAAAGAACAAAGGATTTAATCAACGAATATACGCAGAAAAACGCGGGTGGTAGCATATGGGAACTTGAACGATATGCGCAGAATCACGACATTAAAGGCGGATACAAACTTGTGGATCAGTTCTATGAAGTCTTGCGGTTAGAGAGCTTTTATCGCTTCGAGAGCTTCATCTACTTTATGGAGCGCAAAAGAAATTGGAGTAAACGGTTTTATTATCCGCGCCGCAAGACGCTGAATATAGTCGCTCAAGATCTTGAAGATTTGGAAAACCGGAAGATTAAATTTTACGGATTGTCAATGCCATCGCGTGTCGGTAAATCGACTATCTGTATTTTCTTCCTTGCGTGGGTGGCTTTGCGCAGACCGAACAGCCATAGTGCTATGGGTGGTCACTCCGGTATTTTGGCAAAAGGATTTTACAAAGAACTGATGAATCTTTTTACCACGGAAGAATATACATTTGCGGAACTTTTTGCTTATTGGCATCCGGAATATGCAAACGCAACACTTCCGACAGACAAGAGCGCGGACGAATTTACGATTACGCTTGGAGATCCGGACAGATTTGCAACCGTAACGTGCCGTGGTATTGACGGAACGTGGACAGGAGCAGTCGATGTTTCAAAAGACGGATATTTGTATGTCGATGACTTGGTTCGTGATCGTGAGCACTCATTAAGTCCTACTCGAATGGAAAACACATACCAAGAGTACCTAAACAAGATGGTTGACCGTAAAAATGACGGTGCAAGGGAATTGATGGTTGGTACCCTTTGGAATGTTTTAGATCCATTGGAGCGAATGAGAAAGCAATATGAGCATGACCCACAATACCGATTCCGTAAGATTCCGGCACTTAATGAAAATGATGAAAGCAATTTCGCGTATGAAATCAACGGATTTTCCACGGAATACTATCGGGATATGCGAGATAAGCTTGACAATGCCGAATGGATGGCTAAGTTTATGCAGCAACCATATGTCCGCGAGGGATTGCTTTATACGGATTTGAGACTATTTAACGGAATCCTACCGGACGGAGATTTCCGGCGCATCGGAGTTGTGGATGTTGCCTGGGGCGGCGGCGATAGCTTGTCAATGCCGATTGGAGCAGAATATGAAAATGGTGATGTTTATATTTACGATTGGGTATTCAACAAAGGCACGAAAGAGGTAACAATCCCTCTTGTTGTTGGACGAATTATCGGGAATGAGATTCGGCAGACAAGATTTGAGGGAAATACCGGAGGAGATCTGTATTGCCAATATGTAGATGAAAAGTTGCAGGAACAGGACTATAAATGCTCATGCACAAGTAGAAAAGCACCAAATAAGGTTGAAAAGTTATCGAAGATCATAGCATATTCCGGGGATGTTAAGAGAAAATTCATATTTCTTGATACGCACCGACCGACGCAGGAACAAATGAAGAAAGATTCAGATCTTGGAGTAACAAGATATTACAGAAATGACGAATATCAAGCGGCGATGGATGAACTTTCTATGTTTGTAAGTATTGGCGGTAATGAACACGACGATGCCGCAGACGGTTTAACCCAGCTTGAAATGTTTATAGAGAACCCAAACAATACCGCAAAGGTAGAAGCGGCAGTAAACCCATTTAGGAGGTATTAGGATATGACAACAGACAAATATCTTTCACAGATAAGTAGAATCGACCATGCGATTGCAAATAAGCTGGAAGAAATCAAAAGGCTATCCGATATGGCAACATCTATATCCATATCCCCGAAAGAGGTGGATGTGCAATCATCCGGCAACCTCGACAAAATGGGGAGCGCGGTATCAAAGATTGTTGATCTGCAGAATGAAATCCAGACGCTTGTAGATGAATTGGTTGATAAAAGACGGATTATCATATCGCAAATTGACAGTATGGATAATACAGATGTATATATCGTGCTTTCATCGCATTATGTCAATGGGAAAGATTGGAACTTGATTTCCGTTGAGATGAAATATTCCTACAGGAACATTATGAAACTTAGAAAAAGAGCATTGCAGGAGTTTGAAAGACGTTATGGACAGCTTTACTCTGAAAAGAGTGCATAAAAGTACACAATAGTTCACACTCTTTCACAACATTTCCTAAAACTTGCATGGTATACTAAAAGAGTAGAAAAAACAAAATCCTACAACCCCAAAAGCATATAACCCGTAAAAAGCACTGTCAGAAATGGCGGTGTTTTTTATTTACAAGAAAGAGGTTGCTATGAAAAAAGTAACTATATATTGCCCGGATTGTGGAAGAATTGCCGGACATTATGATGGGAGATCTACGATAGATCATCCGTGTAAATGTAAAAAATGCAATCATATTGTGATTTATCGCGTGGCAACAGGCAAAATTGAAACAAAGCCAATACCAAAACGCGCTTGCAGTAGTGGAGTTTTATTTATATGAATACACAGTATTTTCATGACCTTGTAAAAGGCAGATATGGAAGAAAAATTGCATATGCTAACGTAGAACAGATTACGGCAGACAATATCGTAAATGTTATCGGAAACTGCATTGGTGCATTTTATTTCAACAAGACGGTCATTCGGTATCTGTGGAACTACTACAAGGGCGATCAGCCTGTATTGTACCGAACAAAGGTACAGAATGCGGATATAACCAATAAGGTATCTGAAAACCATGCCTATGAGATTGTTCAATTCAAGGTTGGTCAGACTTACGGTGAGCCAATTCAGCTTATCAGTAGGAAAGACGATGACCGTATAAACAATGCGGTTGATGAATTTAACGATTATCTGACCGATGCTAATAAGCAAGAAAAGGACATTAAGGCAGGAGAGTGGCAATCAGCAACCGGAACTTCATTTAAAGCGGTACAGATTACAAATGGAGATATACCATTTAGAATTGTCGCACCAACACCAATGAATACATTTGTTATTTATAACCAATCCACAGAAGAACCACTTTTAGCAATCCAAGAGCTTAAGGATGCCGATGGACAGATGTATAAACTCTGCTACACGGACTCTCACGAGTGCAAAATAGTGAACGGAGAGGTTCGAGATTGGAAACTGCATGGCTTTGGCGGAATCCCGATTGTTGAGTTTCCGAACAACCATGAGCGCATTTCTGATATTGAGCTTGTAATCGGACTATTGGATGCAATCAATACAATGCAGTCAAACCGAATGGATGGCGTTGAGCAGTTTGTTCAGTTTTGGATAAAGTTTGTAAATTGCGACATTGACCCGGAAGCCTTTGAAAAAATGAAGATTTCCCATGCGCTGACCGTAAAATCCAACAATGAGCAGAATAAATCAGATGTTGACATTATGACACAAGAGCTGAACCAGACAGAGTGCCAGGTTGCAAAGGATGATTTGTGGGATAATGCACAGTCCATTCTTGCCATACCAAATAAGAACAACAATAATTCCGGTGGAGATACACAGGGGGCCGTTGAGCTTAGAAACGGATGGGACTTCTCAAAGTCGAGAGCCAAACTGAAAGACCCAATTGTAAAGTCGGCTGAAAAAAGACTTGCGAAAGTTGTTTTGAATGTAATTCGTATACAGGATCACGATTTGGGATTGAGTTTGCGCGACTTTGATGTTCAGATTAACCATAGCCCGCAAGACAATATGTACACAAAGTCACAGACATTATATCAACTTTTACAAGCTGGTATTCATCCACTTGTAGCAATTAAGTCTGTTGGACTTTGGGGAGATGCGGAAAAGACATTCCTGTTGTCAAAGCCATACTTGGATAATCTGTGGAAAACGATTGATGATGTGGAAGCGCAAGAACAGAAAGCACAAGAATTGATAAATAAAATGAATACAGATGGCACGCAGAGCCAGACAAACAAAGATAAGACGGTCACCGAGTAATCGGTGGCTGTTTTTATTTTATAAAAATTCGCAAAGTTGTGAGCGTAAAAATCAACAATGTCGTTCGGTGTCGTTGCACCGTATAAAAATTCGTATGACATATCGGAGGTAATGAATGAAGAGAGAAGATCTGATTGCTATGGGATTAAGCGAGGAAAACGCGGACAAGATCATGGCAGATTACGGAAGTTCCGTACAGAAAGCCAAAGCAAGGGTTGACGAGTACAAGGCAAAGGCTGACAAAGCTGAAGAGTTGCAGAAGCAGCTCGATGATATCGAACAGGGAAAGCTCACGGAAGTCGAGCAGGCAAATAAGAACCTCGAAAAAGCCAATGCGAGAATCGCGGAACTTGAAAAAGCGCAGGCAATAGCCACGCAGAGAGCCAATGCTGCATCTAAATTTAATGTTACCGCAGAACAGGCAGCGCAGATTGTAAAAGACGATGGCAGTTTTGATTATGACGTTCTTGGAAAGATTATCTCTGAAAAAGAGACCGCCGCAGCGCAAGCCAAGGAGCAGGAGATTGCAAAAGGCAGTACGAATCCGGGCGGTGGCACGGCTGGCGGAAATAAAGACAACGAAAAGACAGAAGCGGAAAAAGCCGCAGAGTCGATCGGAAAGACCTTAGCCGGAACGAATCAGGCGGCTAAGTCGGTAGTAGACAGTTATTTATCGTAAGGAGGTTTTAAAGATGAAGTTTACTGAAAAAAGTGTAACAACTCAGCTTGAAATTCTGAAAAGAAAATTAGGCGGTGAGCTGTTCGAGGAAATCAAACTTGATGATACCGCATTCACAGAAGGCGTGTGCAAGGCAGGAAGTCCAATCGCCGTAGATGGAAAAGTTGATAAGGAAACAAAGCCAATCGGAATTTTACTTACAGATGTTTATAAGGACGAGAACCCTAACGGAACAATCCTTAGAGCGTTTGGAGTTGTAAATTCTGCAAACATTCAGACAAGCACAGGAGAAGCTGTTGCAGAGGCAGTTAAGACAGCCCTTCCGTTAATCGTATTTGAATAGGAGGTAATACAGAATGAACATTAGAGATGTGTATAGTGCAAAAGCAATCGCGCTTGTAAACACAGAGGTAGCAAGTAATAAAATTGCGTATCTTGGTTCGGGATTATTCCCAGCTAAGAAGAAAATGGGACTTGATCTGAAATGGATTAAGACTTCCAAAGGACTTCCGGTTTCTCTTGCACCATCAAATTTTGATGCAGTGTCAACGTTAAGAAGCCGTGAGGGATTCAAACTCACAGAAACAGAGATGGCTTTCTTCCGCGAGTCTATGCTGATTAAGGAAGCAGACGAACAGGAAATCATGCGAGCACAGGACAGTGCTGATCCATATGCAGCAGATGTATTAAGCAGAATCTTTGATGATGCAAATACTCTGATTGATGGGGCAAACGTAGTGCCGGAACGTATGATTATGCAGTTGCTTGCACCGGCTGATGGATCTCCAAAGATTTCCATTCAGGCAAATGGCGTAACCTACGCTTATAACTACGATCCGAGCAACACATACAAGACCCACAACTTTGCAAACCTTGAGACCGCAACAGATAAGTGGGATGACCACGAAAATTCTGATCCACTTGACGATGTTTCTGTTGCTCTTGATGCAGTCGAATCAGAGACAGGAGAGAGACCTTCTATCATGATTGTATCTCGTAAGACTATGGATCATCTTAAGCAGAATAAGAAGATTCGTTCCGCCATTCTTGCGCAGAATGCCACGGCAAACATCTTTATGAACGACAACCGTGTTAAAGAGGTATTCTCCAACGAACTCGGTATCAGCATTATTGTTTACTCTAAGCAGTACAAGAATGAAGCTGGTACGGCATCTAAGTTTTACCCGGACGGATTTGCAACGCTTATCCCAAGCGGAGCACTTGGAAATACATGGTACGGTACAACACCGGAAGAACGTACACTTATCGGAAAGCCTACAGCAGATGTTTCTATCGTAAACACAGGTGTTGCTGTTGCAATTTCCGTATCGGAAGATCCTGTACAGACTAAGACAACGGTATCTGAAATCGTACTTCCGTCTTATGAGAGAATGGATAGCACCTATGTAATTAAGTGCTATTAGGAGGTGATCCTTTGGTTTACGAGTGCAAAACAAAATATAAGGGCAAATGGTATATGCCAGGAGAGGAAGTGCCGGAGGAAAAATCTCCGGTATCTTCCGTTGGGTATACAAAGACCGAAATCAACAGAATGAGTACCGCAGACTTGCAAAAACTTGCCACAGAGCAGGGGATTGAAAACGCACAAGCGACAAGCGGCGCGGAACTGAAAGAAATTCTGATTGCAAAATTTAATCTGTAGGAGATCGCTTATGTCATACACACTTGTCGAACAAGTAAAGATTCGTTTACAACAATTTCATATAGAAGAGGTAGAGGACGAAACAACCGGGGAGAAGTCCGATAAAGTTGTGTTTGATGAAAAAGAATGTAACCCTTTGATTGAACAGCTTTTAGAGCAGGCAAGAAAAGAGATTATCAGCAGACGGAACTATCCGGACACATACACGCAAGACCAGATTGACAGTGATGTTAAGAACTATGAAAACATTATGGTCAATTTGGCAGTGTACGACCGGTCGCAGGCAGGAGAAGCATACATGGCAAGTTTCTCAGAAAACGGTGTGAGCCGGACATGGAAAGACCGTGAAAGCCTTTTTGTCGGAGTGTTTCCGTTTGTAAAAGCAATGTAATTAAAGAAGATTGAGCGTGACCATTATGGTTGCAGGCGGCGCACATTAAGCGGTGGTGGGCAGTGCGTCAAAAGGAGATTCAAATGAAAAGTATTTTGATTCAAACTTATCTTGTGGCACTTCCGATAGTGCTCGGATATATAGTTTGGCTTCTTAAACAACAAAAGAAAAGCAGGGATGCGAATAGTAAAGGAACAATGCTCCTTTTGCGCGTCCAGCTTATTGAATACCATGCAAAGTACGCCAGAATCGGAGAAATACCGTCATATGCCTATCAGAACTTCTGTGAGATGTATGATGCGTACCATGCGTTAGGTGGAAACGGAATGGTTACGAAAATGAAACATGAGATTGAAGAGATTCATATAGGGAAAGGAGATAAAAGCCATGAGGAATTGGAAGGATTGGACTAAGAAAGCCGGAATCCGAGCAATCAAGACTGTTGCGCAGGCGGCTATTGCAGGAATTGGAACGGCGGCATTTATGGGCGCGGTAGATTGGAAATATGTTCTTTCCGCATCAGTCCTTGCCGGAGTGTTATCGCTTCTGACAAGTGTTGCCGGAATCCCGGAGGAAAACACCAATGCTTGACATTAACAAGCAGGAAATGAAATATTCGCAATCCGGTCAGAGGGTATTCATCCCACAAACTGACGAAAATGGAGATATTGTCTATGAAGGGTACAAGGATTCCGATGGGAACTTTGTACCTTATTTAGATTCCGAAGGCAACAAGATTCCAAAAGGCGAGGAAATTGAAGGGTTTTCAGAACCTACGACATTCAAAGCCAATATCAGCAATAAGTTGTCAGAAGCCCTTGTGAAAGAATTCGGAATTGATGATAGTACATCATACTGTCAGCTTGTCACGGATAAAGGATATTTGCCACTGAAAGCCGGCGATGTGGTGTGGAAACGTTCGGAATTCAAACGCACTGATGATGGACTTGTGGATTCAGAAACCGCAGATTACATCGTAAAAGGCGTTGCTGATGAAGGACTGACCACGGATTTGTTTCTTCTTCGCAAGAATATTAAGTAGGTGATTGTATGAAAAAGAAACCTATTTCAATGACACTATCCACTAAGTCCATACAAGACACTATAAAGAAATTAGAACAGTACCGCGATAGTTTACAGGCTAAATGCGATTTACTTGTTTCTAGGCTTGCACAGGAAGGTCAAACGGCGGCAATAAAACAAATATCGAAATCTCCAATAGGGAACACGATAACGGTAAGGGTAGATAAAGCACCACAGTTAATGACCTCGAACGCAATTCTGATTGCAACCGGAAAAACGGTAACGTCAGAAGATAGAGAACCGTTCTATACTTTGCTTGCGGTAGAGTTTGGAGCCGGTATTTTTTATAACTCCAAAGAGAACCCGAAAGCACCGGAACTTGGATTCGGTGTCGGCACATATCCGGGGCAAATACACGCTTTTGAAGATGGTTGGTACTATTGGGACGATAAGACCGAAACATGGCGTTATACCCACGGTATCAAAGCCACAATGCCTATGTACAATGCGGAACAACAGATTATTCAACAGTATGTAAAGATTGCAAGGGAGGTATTCGGTGGAAAATGAGTTAAATAGTTGGGCACTTGATTTTGAAGACACCTTATGTTCCCTTTTAAAATCGTACATGGAGAGCAAGGTAAGAGGAATTAAGGTGACGCAAGATGAAGAATCGGGCGGCACCGCAACATTCCCGACACTTTTAGTCAGACAAATCGGTGGCACAGAAGCCGGAAGGACTAATGAAGCAAAGACAATCAACGCAATTCGCCCAACATTTCAAATCACAATTACAAACAAAGGTTCAAGAAAGGCAACTAAGGACATCGCAGCATATGCGGTGTCTTTTTTTAAACAACAAATGTTTGAGGTATCAAATGTAATTCAAACAATTTCCAAGCAAGTGCGAACGGTTACATTCCGCGCAACTCGCGTAATTGGAAACATTGAGCATTTAGATCAGCTATAAGCAGAAAGGAAGTAGAAAATATGGCATCAACAAGTTATAAAACGCGTGTCATTGTAAAAGAGCACACGGAAAAACAGGCCGATTTTGCAGGAACATACAATCTTTTGGTTGCGGCTAAGTCAGTTCCAAGTCCTGCATCACCACCAAACACTGTTGAATCAACCACAATGGAAGATGATCAGCAGACTTTTGAAAAAGGAATTAAGACTTCTGATTCAAGAGAAATCACAGGAAACCTTGAAAAAGAATATCTTTCAAAGGTGGATGGATATGGAGATAAAAAACTTGATATTATCCATCTGTACGGAACGGACGGCATTGGCGGTGTAGCGAAGTACGCATATGTAGGAACTGCAACAGCCACACCTAACGATGTAGGTGGAAACGATGAAATCCTTGAAATGACGGTAACAGTTATTCCAAGTACAGCATCAGAGCTTGTTACAGATAAGCTGACTGTCGTTGATAACAACGATGGAACATTCACTGTAACAGTGGTGGGGTAAAAAGCCTATCGGACGAGCAATCGACCGCACCGGTAGGCGAGGATGAACGGTCGATAGCAGAACTTGAAGCAATAAGATAAGCAACAATGGGGCGGTGGCAACACTGCCCCTTGCCAATATATGGCAGAAAGGCAAGGTAAAACATGAAAGTTAAATTAGGTGGAAAAGAATATACAATTCAGTTTGCAACAAGACCATCGTTAAAATCACATATCTTACAGGATATTATGAAGACACAGGACATGGAAGATATTTCTTCTATGGAAGATATTCTTCTTGAAACACTTCCTAAGACGCTTCTTGTGGGATTGCAGATGCATCACAATGACGAATTTGGATATGATTACAAAACAAACGAAGGCTACGATGAGCAGCTTGAGAAGGTGTCCGACATTCTCTATGGCGCGATTGACACAAACGAGATTAACTGCATGGATTTATTTGCTGATATGCAGGAGGAAATGATGACAAACGGTTTTTTAGCGCAGATGATGGAGTCGTTGGAGAAAGCACAGGAGCAGGAGCAGGAGAAGAAAAAGACCCCATCCAAGGCAAAGACCAAGAATTAACATGGGAATATTACGTTGCGGAAATCCGTCCGTTTTACCTTGTGGTAACGAAAGGCTACGGATTTTCCGTTGATGATATAGATATGATGAATCCAGAGTTGCTTAAGCCTTATGTGGATGCATATAAGGCAGAATGGAAGCAACGCGATATGGAAATGTATATGTGGTTCGGCAGATATGCAACGTCAGCACTTGTGACCGCAATAGACGCGACATTCGGCAAGGGTAATAGTAAGTATGTGAAAGAAACTTGCTATGATTCCATCGAAAAGCATAATACGGACGATCCCGATGCAGAGATACGAGAAATGCTTAAGGCAGAAGAAGCATGGGCGGCTAAATCAAGAGAATCACATTTACCAAAGCCAAAGATAGTTTAAGAAAAGAGGTATTGCTATGGCAGTAATTATCGGAAGTGCGAGACACGATGAACACGGAAATTGCTATTCTGGTGGAAAAGCCGGAGACCAGACCGGACAGGAAGTGTCTACGCAGAAGTTTTACAACCATTCTAAGGGATGGTACGTGCTAAGGGCGAAGGACGATAGGGTTGCGGAGAAGTTAGCCGAAGCTATGCAGATTGCATCTGACAACAAAAATATCGGCTATGACCAATCGGAACGCTACGGAGTCATTAAACATGGCATTAACACAAAGGTCAAGACGGAATGCGATTGTTCTTCCCTTGTGCGTGCCTGTATTATTTATGCGTCCGGTAAGGATGTTGGGGATTTCAATACATCTAATGAACGACCGGTAATTTTGAAATCCGGTTTGTTTGATGATATGGGTTCTTATCATGCCGGGTTTATTCTTCGCAACGGAGATATTCTTGTGACACGCATAAAAGGGCACACAGTTATTGTTGTAAAAGGCGCAAAGAAATGCAAAACCAAGTATTATCCGAAGTATACCGGAAATTCCGGTTCAATAGTCGAAGCATTAAAAGCGGTTGGGGAAGATGATGTGTCGAAAGAACATCGTGCGGAAATCGCAAAAAAGAACGGATTTTCCAATTTTAAGTTTACATCAGAGGAAAATTCAAAGATGATTTCTCTTCTGAAAAAGGGAAAACTGAAAAAGTAATTCAAGGGCGGTAGGGGTCAAATCCTACCGCCTTTTTCTAAAACTACATAAAGGAGGTGTAACTGTTGGAATTAGAAACCTTAGAGGTCAAAATTCAAGCGCAGGCAAGGCAAGCTAATGGGCAGATTGACGCACTGATAACAAGGTTGGGAAAGCTATCTTCATCCTTGCAAAGCATAGATTCTAGCGGAATTAACCGGTTAGCAACCGGAGTAAACCGATTGTCAAACTCAATGAGTGCCATGCGGAGTGTTGATTCAAGGTCGTTCTCGACTCTTGCAAGAAACATCAAAACGCTTAGTAACATTGACACAGGAAAGATAAATGCAGCAGCCGGAGCAATGCGACAGATTTCAAAGTCGGTAAGCTCGTTTTTCGGTATGTCAAAATCGGTGCAAGGGTTATCGGAATTAGCCGGAGGAATCAAGCAACTTGGTTATACAAGCTCAACAAAGGCTATCGAGAATATACCAAAACTTGCGGTTGCAATGCGTCAGCTTATGGCAGAATTGTCAAAAGCCCCTAGCGTAAGCCGGAATATTATTGACATGACAAACGCATTGGCAAAATTATCGCGTACCGGTGGAGCGGCAGGAACAGCGGCAAAAAGCATCACAAGCTCATTTAGCGGATTTAGTTCAAGTGCATCCTTGGTAGCAAAGAAGTCGTTTTCTCTTGCGTCAGCAATCGGAAAAGTGTATGCAACGTACTGGGCTTTATTTCGCGGATTTAGGCTACTTGGAGACGCTATTGACATATCATCCTCACTGACAGAGGTTGAGAACGTTGTAAGGCAGACATTCGGGCAGTATGAAAGCCTAATTAACAATTTCGCAAAAACATCCATTGAAAAATTTGGCATGTCTGAACTGTCTGCAAAGCAGTTCGCAAGTCGTTTCCAAGCTATGGGAACTGCCCTTGATATTCCGCAAGGGCAAATGGCAAAAATGTCTATCCGGTTGACAGAATTAGCCGGAGATATGGCTTCATTCTATGATGTGAGTCAAGAAGATATTGCCAAAAGTCTGCAATCTGTATTTTCCGGTACTACGGCACCTATGCGGCGTTATGGTATCGACTTGACACAGGCAACATTAAAGGAATGGGCATTAAAGCAAGGACTTGATGCGAACATTTCCTCAATGACGCAGGCTCAAAAAGCCATGTTGCGTTATCAGTATGTGCTTGCGCATACAACCAATATTACCGGAGACTTTGCCAGAACAGCCGATAAACGAAACTTTTGTTTCATGTGTCGCGCGGCATAGCAATATGTCGATGAAAAATCGGGTAAAATCGGTGAAGGCTAAGTTGACTTAGCACGAACATTTTTGTATAATATGTTTGAGGTGATTTAATGCGAACATATTATATCTACAAAGCAACAAATAAAATAAACGGAAAATCTTATGTCGGTCAAACTTGTGATTTTCATAGCAGAGTGTGGCAACATCAAAGGTGCTACGAAAAAGAAGATTGCGACTTTCATAGAGCAATTAAAGAATTCGGGTTTGACAACTTCTCATGGGAAATCATCGAAACGTGTGAAAGCGAAGATGGAGCCTGTGAGTTGGAAAAGTATTACATTGAAAAATTTAACACCTATCGAGATGGCTATAATATGACCAAAGGTGGGAAAGGCGCGCCGTATCATAACGCCAGGGCAGTTGTTTTGCTGACGCTTGACGGACGGTACATTAAGCGTTATGATAGTGCAATGGATGCAGAAATTGACGGATTTAATAATACGGATGTTCTGCTTAATTGTAAAGGAAAAAGGCGGCAGACAAAGGGCTATATGTTCATGTTTGAGGATGAGTATGAATCAAACGGAGCGAAAACCTATAGAAAGCCGGAACCTAACGGAATGAGAAGCATTATTCAATGTGATATGGAAGGAAATTTTATACAGAAATTTAAAAGTTTGCAGGAGGCGGCTAGGATTACCGGAGCAAATAGAACAACTATTTCCGGTGTGCTTTCAAATACCTATAAGTCGGCAAATGGATATATTTTTGTATACGAAGAAGATTTTCCAATAAAAGATTTGAGCATCTATAAAAAGCGCAAAAAAGGAAGAAAAATTGCGCAAGTGGATGCGAAAACCAGAGAGATTATAAGAGTGTTCGATAGAATATCCGAAGCAGGGGAATCTCTTGGAGTTAATTACAAAGCAATACATAATGTAATTGACCAAGAGGGGCGAACTGCTTATGGTTATAAGTGGATAAGTCAATAAGCTAATACCGAGATAAGGCTATAAAATAAAAGTTATAGCACATTGTAGAGCGTAGGGATTGAACCTATGCTCTTTTCTTATGGAAAGAGTGTAGAATATAATATCCCCAAGAGTATCCGACAGCCACAATGCTGTGGTTGAAAATGTACGCCGAACTTATGGGAAACCATAAGAAGTAGAGGATAAAAAGCCTTTACGATAACATATTGACATGGCATAACCAGATAACCATGCTTAGAGAGAACTTCAAAGCACTTGGAGCGGTTGTTGGTGGTGGTTTAATCAATGCATTCAAGCCATTTATCAAGGTACTTAATTCAGTTCTGCAAAAGGTTATTTCCTTCGCAGAGATGGTAACAAATGCTTTAGGTTCTATCTTCGGATGGAAGTATGAAGCAAGCAAAGGGGCAGGAATCAGCGGTCTTGCTGATGATATTGGAAGCGCATCTGACGGCATGGACGATTTAAGTGATGCCGCAGGAAGCGCAGGGAAAAACACAGGCGGTATCGCAAAGAATGCCAAGAAAGCAAAAAAGGAAATCCAGCAGGCAACTCGTGCATTTGATGAATTAAAGGTTATTTCAAAACAAAGTAAAGATAATACTTCCGGTTCCGGGAATAAAGGTTCTGGTTCTGGATCTGGTTCAGGTGCTGGTGGCGGCACCGGTGCTGATGGTGGATTAGTTCAGACGGACACCATCTTTAAGAAATTCAAAAGCAAAATCAAAGACCTTGAACAGTTGGGAGAGTCTATTTCCGGTGCGTTAATTAACGCAATGAAAAAAATTAAATGGGAAAAAGTGTATGCAAAAGCTGAAGGCTTTGGAAGGGGATTAGCCAAATTCCTTAACGGACTATTTAAAGGGCAAAAAGGAACAACGCTTTTCGGAGAAACCGGAAAACTGATCGCAAATTCATTAAACACGGTGCTTCATGGATTGGATTCGTTTGGAACGACATTTAATTGGAAGCAATTTGGAAATTCAATCGCAGACGGAATAAACAAGTTTTTCCAAAACTTTGACTTTGCATTATTGGCTAAAACGCTTAATGCATGGGCGCAAGGGGCATTTGATGCGGTCACTACGGCATTAAGTAAAATTTCTTGGAAGGATGTTTGGAAAGGTGTCAAGGAGTTTTTAAGCAACCTAGACGTAAAGACGGTTGCGATTATCATCGGTGCGCTGACAATCAAAAAAATTCTTGGATTACATCTTGCAAAAACCGCACTTGATATAATCGGAACTTCCATTTCAAAAGCAATAGCTGGTTCACTTGCATCAAGGCTTGGCGTTGAAATTGCGGCAAATGAGGGAATCTCGGCAGTATTGTCTACCGCTTTGTCAAAAAAAATAGGTGGGGCGTTTGCTACACTTGGAACAACTGTTTCAGCTGGTGTCAAAGCTTTATTCGGTAGCGGTGCGGCAGAGAGCGCACTTTCTTTTATCAGCCCGGTAGCAAAAGCTATAACCGGGATTGGCTCTGTTGCGATTGGCGCATTTACTGCAATATCAAACTTTGTGACCATGTTAAAGAACGGATTCAGTTGGCTTAATGAAGCACTTATGCTTGTCGGAGTTACGATTACGGCAGTCGGAGCGGTTATTTTAGGGGTAGCGGCAGCACCTGCAGCGATTACCGCAGGAATAGTAGCCGGTGTTGCAACGGCGGCTGTAGTAGTCAAGGATCATTGGAAAGAAATAAAAGGAATTTTCTCAAAAGCAGGAGATTGGTTTAATACTAATGTGATTAAGCCAATAAGCGGTTTTTTTAAGGGATTATGGGAATCTGTTTCCGGTTTTTTCTCTTCTTTATGGAAAGATATATCCGGTGTATGGAAAACAGTTTCTGGATGGTTCAATACTAATGTTATAACTCCTATTGTTTCATTTTTCCAAGGATTTTCGAAAAGAGTTGGTCAAATCTTTGAAGGATTGTGGATCATTGTCAAGGCTGTATGGATTGTTGTTTCTGATTGGTTTAAATCAAAGGTAATAGAGCCAATAAAGAAGAATTTTGAATTATTGAAATCGGCAGTATCAACTGCATTCAAGGTTCTATGGACAACTGTAAAATCGGTATGGGCGGTGGTTTCCGGTTGGTTTAAGGAGCATGTTACAACACCTATCAAGAATGCTTTTAGCTCAGCAAAAGAATCTATTCAGAAAGCTTTTAGCGCGGCAAAGACAGCGGTAACCGGGGCGTGGAATAGTGTTTCTAGTTGGTTTAAAGAACATGTAACCACCCCGATAAAAAACGCTTTCTCGAAGATGAAAGAAAGTGTAGCTGAAATATTCAGCAAATTATGGAATAGCGTGAAAAGTGGTGTTGCCGGGGCAATGAACACCGTAATTTCAAGAATTGAAACAGCAATAAATTCATTGATCGGTGGAGTGAATACCGTTTTGAGAGGGTTCAACAGTGTTGTTTCTGCGGCGGCTAAAGTAGCAAAGGTAAAGTGGAGCGGAGTCGATCTTGTGCCGAAAGTGAGCCTACCTAAAGTAAAGGCTTATGCAACGGGCGGTTTTATGGATAAATATAGCATAGCAACAGTTGGAGAAAATGGACTTCCGGAAATTATGGGAACAGTCGGAGGTAAGCCAGCGGTCGCAGGAAGCCAAGAAATTACCGGAATCAAAGATGCTATCAATTCAACATCTGCGCAAGAGGTTTCCTTACTGCGACAACAAAATCAGTTATTACAAGCTATTTTACAGAAAAATTTCGGAATTACTACAAACGACATAGGAAAAGCTGCAAGGGATTATGGTAGAGAACATTACAATCGAACCGGAGACAATGTATATGTTTTTTAGTGACTTCTATAATAGAACGTGATATAATTCTAAATAAATCATATCACAAGAAAGGAGTCATTATGAGAAACACAAAAAAATTATTAGTAGCGATGGGATTGGCATTTGCCGTTTTGATTTCGGCTATGCCAATCCAAAATGCAGATGGGGAACAGATTGTTGCACAGGCGGCAACTATCAAATTAAGCAGAAAGACTCTTAATTTAAAAATTGGAGAATCCGCAACATTAAAGATAAGCGGAATGAGGAAAACTGCTAAATGGAGTAGTGGCAATAAATATGTTGCTTCTGTAAACAAGTCTGGAAAAGTTCTGGCGGTTGGAGAAGGAACAACGTACGTAAAAGCAAAAATTGCAAAGAAAACGCTTTCTTGCAAAGTTACCGTCACTTCTTCCTTTAATGCGAACAAGGTAAAGAAAAACATCTCAATTGAATACCAAGATAGTGGTCATGGAGTTATTGCTATCTTGAAAAACAACAACAAGGTAAATGTTGATCTGGACGCAAAACTTGTATACTACAAAAACGGTAAAATGCTGGATAGCAAAAGCGATTGTAACAGAGCTTTTGAATCCGGTAAGGAATGTGTTCTTTATTTTGACGCACCGAGCGATTCTGATTATAACGATGTTTCTTATGATAACTATAAAATGTCGTTGAGTGTTGATGAAGCAACAAATGCTGTTTGTGATGTTCGCAATATAATGGTTCAATCGGACATTGGAGCAGATAATGTTACGGTTGAAGCTACAAACGATTCCGGGAAAGATTTTTCATTTGTGAAAATTTCTTGCTTAATGTATGATGCATCTGGCAACTTGATCAAATATGATTATCATTATGCAGAATGTGAAAAGAATGGAGACACCGATTATTTCTCGTTTAGTTTTCCGTACGATTCAAATTACGATACGATTTATCCGAGCAGTTATAAGATATATGTTGATGAAGCATATACATATACTTGGTTACAATAAAAATTGAAAGATAAATGATATTTAAGCCGTGGAAACACGGCTTATTTTAATCCCAAAAGCTGATTGACACAAAATCAAAAATAGTCTATCCTTATTACTAAGGAAACAACCTTATCCGTGAAGAAGCGGATTATTTACTTGAACGCCATACTGTACGAAAGAGGAAACCAATGTGATTTCACAAGTGGCTTCCTCTTTTTTATTCAGATAAAAATGTATGGAGGTAGACACGAATGAAAAAATCACAACTTATGCTTAAGATTCAAAACGGCATTAAGGTATTTGAAAATCCGATATTCGGACAGATTAGAATGGCCATGGTCGATGATGAACCGATGTTTTGCCTTATTGATGTTTGCAGGGCATTGGAAATTAAAAATGCTACAGACGTAGCAAAAAGGCTTGATGAAGATGAACTGACTAGATTAAATCTAGGCGGTCGTGCAGGAGAATCAAATTTCATTACAGAGAGCGGCTTATATGCAGTTATCGTTCGGAGCGACAAGCCGAATGCCAGGAAGTTTCGCAAGTGGGTAACATCCGAGGTTCTCCCTACAATCCGTAAAACAGGTGGGTATGTCAATAATGATGAATTATTTATTTCTACTTACCTACCATATGCAGATGAAAACACTAAACTGATATTTTCACAGACATTAAAAACTGTTAGAGAGCAGAATGAAACCATTAAAAGACAGCAGAAAGAAATCATCCATAAGGAAGATGTTATTATCGGACTTGTTGATGATATTGACTTGGCGACCAAGAGACAGCGGATAACGCAGATTGTCCGTTTTGGTGCCGATGGAAAGTATCAAGAACGCTATTCATTGCTTTATGGAGAATTTGAAAGGAAATATCACTGCAACCTTAAATCAAGGATGGAAGGGTGCACACTCAAACCGAAAGTAAGAAACAAGATGGATTATATCGACAGGGAAATGGGAATGATTCCGCAGTTGTACGAAATCGCTTGCAAACTTTTTGAAAACGATGTAGAAAAGCTGAAATCTGAATGGGAATCAGTAGTAGCTTAAAATTTAATCAAATGGATAGCATCTACCAAACGGTAGGTGCTATTTTTATACCCATTTTTAGGAGGTAAACGATGGGATATGGTGGATATTTAGTAAAGTTTGGCAATTATACCATACCGAACAGTTTAATAAAGCAGGACACGTTTAGTTCCTATGTGAACATGCAGGACAAAGACCCATGGACGGATGAAAACGGATATGAGCATCGTGATGCCGTGGAACTGAAAGCTTTAAAGGTCGAGTTTGAAACCAAAGCCATGCTGACTGAAAAGCAGTTTGATGATTTTTGGAAGAACATAGAAAAGAACTATACCAAGGCAAAGGAGCGCGGTGGATATATCACGGCATACGTGCCGGAGAAACGCGGATATGTGACACAGTACGGATATATTGCTGACATTCAGCCTACGTTCTATTCTGTGGCACATGGGAAGATAAAATATGACCCAATCAAATTTTCGTTTGTAGGTGGTGTGTATGATAAATAGTAGTTTGAAAGAAAAGTATTGGGATTCCTCGACAGATAAACAGATGGTCATATCTGTTGTTGGAACGAATCAAAAAATAGACAATTCGATGCTTGAAATCGGTACGTTTGCGCTTGAAGAAAGTCTTTGTTCGGAATCTGAATTAAAGTTTGGAGCGTGCGAAGCGAATTGTGTAAAATTCACAGCACGAAACACCGCAGGAAACATTATTGGAAAGACAATCTCTATCGAAGAAACGATTGGTGGAGATAGCGAAAATCCGATGCCATACGGAGTTTTTAAGGTTGCATCCGATGTTCCTACGGCTGACCGTACAAAACGGCAGATTACGGCATATGACGCAATGTACGACATTATCAATACAGATGTAAAGTCTTGGTATGCAGGACTTAGCTTTCCAATGACACTTAAGCAGTTCCGCAATAGTTTCTTTGCGCATCTTGGAATTGCGCAAGTTGAAACAAGCCTTGTCAATGATTCCATGACGGTCAATAAGACGATTGTAGCCACACAGACGGACGATTCAAGCGCGGTCACAGAAGAGTCTGCTATCAGTGGAAAAACCGTTGTAACGGCAATCTGTGAGATTAACGGATGCTTTGGAAATATCAACCGAGAGGGCAAGTTTGAGTATATCTTTCTGAAAGCAATCACAAGCGCGCTTTATCCGGCAGAAGATTTATTTCCGTCTGACAATTTATTTCCGTCTGACGCAAACACAGAGTCTATGACCGGACACTACATCGCGTTTGATTATGAGGACTTTCAAAGCAAGGAAATTACACAGCTAGAAATCAAGACAAGTGAAGATAATGCCGGTGCTATTGTTGGAAATGCCGGAAACAACTATTCTATTACAGGAAACTTCCTTGTATCAGACAAGACCGGAGCGGAGCTGGAACAGATTGCAAATAACCTATTGCCTATTATGGCACAGGCGGCATACACACCGATTAAAAGTTGCACCTGTGTCGGAAATCCATGTCTGACACTTGGGGAACCAATCCGATTCAATACCACGAGAGAGATTGTTGAAACGTATCTATTGCAACGCACTTTAACCGGAGTACAAAGCAAGAGAGATTCAATCTCGGCACAGGGAACGCAGACGCACTCTGCAAAGGTCAATTCTATCAGAGACACGATTGAAAGCGTGGAAAGACGTACCGGAAAGCTAGAGAGGAACGCAGACCATCTTCAATCCACGTATGAGGATTTAGAGGAACAGACAAATACCAAGTTTGAGCAGACCGCAAAAAGCATTTCTGCAGAAGTCAACCGCGCACAAAAAGCAGAGGGACAATTAGACGCATCATTGGAATTGAAACTTGGAAGAGATGAAAACGACCAAGTCGTTTCGATGATTAATGCAAGTGCCGACCAGATTACGCTTAGCGGAAACAGACTCATAGTCAACAGCAATAACTTCCAGCTTGATGGCGATGGCCGAGTGTCAATCGTTGATTCATTGAACTTTATTGCAACGTCACAAGGAGATGACCTTGTAATTATTGGTCTCGATGCAAGAGGAAGGCCAATGCTGCAGAACATACGCATCGATCTAAACTCTGTAACAGATCAAGATGGTGTAGCCATAGGTGACCATGCTAGCACTGCAGATCATGCAACAACAGCAGATTCAGCAACAACTGCAGAAAGTGCAAGGCAGTGTATAATGGCATCAACCGCGCATTATTTGCAAGGTATTGGACTATCCGATTATGTACGAATTTCAGGCAACGGAAATTTAATTCCAAGCTCTAGTTCTGTGTACTGTGGAACTAACCCCAATCCATTTGCCGGAGGGTATTCTTCCGGTGGTTGGAAAACAACGTCTGATGGCAGGAAGAAAAAAGATTTCCGAAAACTGTTAGAGGATGATCGGTTTGAGAGATTTTTCGAGTTGCTACAACCGATGGAATATCGGCTCATAGAAAATGATGATAAAACGCACATTGGATTTGTTGCACAGGATGTCGAACAGGCAATGACGGATTGTGACATATCTGAAAATGAGTTTTACGGACTGGAACATGCGGTATTCTCCGAAAAAGATTTTGAATCTAATGAGGAATGGGAAAAATTCTTAGAGCAGAATGGTGGCGAAAATGATATGTATACATTGTGCTACCAAGAGTTTATCGCTTTAAATACTGTCATGATACAGAAACTGCAGAACAGATGTAACGATTTTGAACGCAGACTATCCGCGTTAGAAAGGAGTGTGAGCCATGCAGAAAATATATAGCCGCATCAATTGGGAGAATCTTCCCAGCGAAAAAACAGCGGTAAATGAATCTAATCTTAACAAGATGGACTTGGCAATTGACAATCTGGATGATCGTGTGGTTGCTATGGATGCATCCAAAGTTGACTTGACCAAAGCTAACGAACTTGTAAAGGAAATCCTTTGGGATGAATCCAACGGCACACTGACGGTCGTTAAGATGAATGGTTCCAAGGCGGTCATTGATACCAAGTTGGAGAAGCTGGCAGTCAACTTCAAGTATGATCCGGAAAGTCAGCAGTTGGTAATCACGCTTGACGATGGCACGGCGCAGAACGTGGACTTATCATCTCTGATTACAGAGTATGAATTTCTCGATTCTGATACAATCGCATTTGCAATCGGCAGTGACGGTAAGGTGTCCGCAATCGTGAAAGAGGGAAGTATCCAAGAAAAGCATCTGCGCCCGGATTATCTTGCAGATATTAAAGTGGAATCTGCCAAGGCTGTAGCATCTGCCAAAAGTGCAGGAGAGTCCGAAACCAAGGCGGTAGCATCCGCCACAGATGCCAAGGACAGCGCAGACCGAGCGCAGGGAATCGAAGACGAGATTAACAAGAAACTCGCAATGACAGAATTTGATGTGAATGAGGATGGAGAGTTGATTTACACGGACAATTCCACTTATAACTTTGTCGTTGATAATGACGGAAATTTGAATTGGGAGGTGGCTTAGAATGGCTATAGCAGGAAGAGTAGCAATTGTGCCAAAGGATGACTATGACGCATCCTTGATTTACAAACGGTTGGATGCAGTAATGCATAACAACACGCTTTACATTGCGAAAAAGAATGTTCCGGCAGGGAAAGTACCTGGAGCAGATACAAAAGACTATTGGATGAGCGGACCATCCGCAGGAGCAAGTAAACCAGCGACAACCACATCTAACGGTCTAATGTCCGCAACCGACAAAAAAGCAATTGAGGTTTTGAAAAAACCGCTGGCTACTTGCGCGACCGGTCGAGCTACGGCGGCTAAAGTTGCAACATTGGCAAACTTTGTATTACAAGTCGGTACGAGCATTGCGGTTAAATTTACGGATACGGTGGGCACAGCAAATCCAACAACCGGGAACCTTACACTTAATGTAAATGGCACCGGGGCGAAAACTATAGGATATGTTCGAAACGGGAATAAGGCGGCTATTTCTTATGCAAGCGGAAATTTCTTCTATAATAATGCGACCCATATATTTACTTATGATGGTACATTTTGGTTGTGCATGGACTGGAATGCTGATAATAACACAACATATTCTAATTTTGTAAAATCAGGTGCTGGTGCGAAAGCCGGTCTAGTTCCTGCACCATCGACTACAGCAGGAACGAGTAAATATCTAAGAGAAGATGGCACATGGCAAACACCACCGGACACGAAAACAAGTGTAGTGAATAATCAGACAACCACGGTTGCCGGATATGCGTTAGACGCGCGGCAGGCGAACCCAAATATTGATGGGACGCTTGCAAAGCAGATAAGTGATTTAAACGGCAGTTTAGAGATACAAGGAGAAAAGTATTGTACACTGGTGGATGCAACTGGTAGTGCATCATATATCCGTAATGGGTTCATGGCACAGGTGATAATGGAAATAACACCAACCAAACTAGAAAATGGTGCAATTCTTTTGAAAGGATTGCCAAGACCACAAAAGTATATATATATGACGCTACCAGCAATTAACGGTAACAACATACCATGCGTTATAAATGCTAATGGAGAACTTGTAATATATTATCAATATGATGGAAACAGTATTTCGAGAATAGACCATATCTTTTGGTATATGTGTAACTGATAAGGCTAATAAAGTTGCACTAAATATCATGAAATAATATTCCAATTCCCCCAAGTTCCTGCATCTTTAGTACGAACAGCTAATTTGCCATTGTATTGCCCAGCGATAGATACACCAATCTGAACTGCATAGCCACCATTTGCCTCCACAAATGGAATTGTTAAAAGTATCGTGTGAAAATTTGGAAATGGGTTATGGGTGGAAGTATCATAATTACTGTTTGGCGGCATACGTGTAATCCCAAAATCAGCATCGTTTGCATCTTTTGTTTCTTTAACAGCATAAAATACATTATTTAAACTGCCGTTTAAGAAAATATATCGAACAAATATTCGAACGTAACTTATAAACCATTTTTATTATAGAAAGGAATTAAAAACATGGACAAAATTATTTTGAAAAACAAAACAGAGTTCGAGATCGCCGAAGGAGCGAGTCTCGGCAATATTCAGATTCAGTCGAAAGACTTTGATGGAATCAAGTCAATCACAGATGCCTTTTCGGAAGAGAACATCTCAAAGGTTACATTTACGCACAACGATCAGACTTCCGGTGAGTATGATGATCTTAAGTATGAAGGATTCTCATATATGCCTAACATGGGCGAAGATGGCACAGAAGACGGTACATATACCGTTACTATCAGGTTGCGAACAAAAACGGAAATGGAAAAGGCAATTGATGAGCTTAAAGCAGGACACGAAGCAAACGCAGAAGCAATCGAAGAATTGGCAAGCATTACCGCAGAAAGTGAGGTGTAGGATATGGTTAAATTCTACGTGAGACGTATTCTGGTAGACAAGAAGATGACGATTGATGAAGTGCCGATGCGTTGGCGCGCAAAAGTGCAAGAAGAGATTGAGAAACAGCTTACCGCTTCTCTGCAATGATGTTTTCTGTCGAAACTTGCGACCGAAAAATGTTGAAATCATGCATCTTGCAGTGATACTATGGACTTGTCCGAAAGGACACTTCAAGTTCTGGTGGGGGCAAGGCTTGGCATTGTCTTGCCCTCAAATTATCGTTGACTATACAGAACGTATGTTCTATAATAATTGTCGAGGGTAGTTAGCATTTGAATCGAAAGGGTGGGAGCAATGGATAACAACGAAAACGAGTATTACAAAAGCAAAATCATTGAATTGATTGAAAAATGCGACAATACTAGATGGCTTCGAGCCATATACGTATTTGTAAAAGAACTGTTAAAATAAGAAGAAAGCCAAGGGTTTGCGCATTGCCCTTGGCTTATTTTTATTTCTTCTTTGAAATCATATCAACAAAATCTTCTAGTTTATCCCAGCCATCTTTATCTAGCTGCGCTAGTGCAGAAATCAATTTCTTTTTAAAATTTCCGTCTTCTGATTTCATAACATCTGCAAGCATTTTTGAAATTTGCTCATCTTTTGTTTCCGGCATAAACATTTCTCCGTTTCCGGTGCGAAGCCAATCTTCATTAACGTTGCATTTCTCACATACAAGTTTAATAAATGCATCTGATGGATTTCTTCTTCCGGATTCATAGCTAGAAATGTTTTCTTTTGATATTTCCAAGTAATTTGCAAATGTTTCCTGAGTTTTCCCATTAGGATTGCTTTTTCTTATCTCCTTTAGGCGCTCCTTCATATTAACACCTCCTTTCAACTTGATTATACAAGTCACAATCGCAAATGTCAACGACAAAAATTGTACAATGTACAAAAATAACTATTGACAAAGATTGTACGGCGTACTATTATAAAAATGTACAAAGTACAAGAAAGGAGGAACAAAAGTGAAAAAACCATCTGTTTCAGATGTTGCATTAGTAATTTCAGCATTTACTTTGCTGTTTCAGATTTTTTGCCATTTTATTTTGCCAAAGCTTTGACAAAATCAATTATTTCTGAATGATGTACAGCAAATTCCATTAAAGCACATATGATAGAAAGAACCACAGAAATCCAACCTTTAATATCCGCTTTGCTTGATGTTTTTAATGCAACATCAGCTTGCGTTTTGGAACTTTCAGCAATCTCTTTAGCTGAATCAGCTTGCAACTTTGCAGAGTCGGCAATATCGTGAAGTTCTTTGCTTGTTTGCTCAATAAAAGTGGTTTGAGCTTCCAACATTTCAATCGGGGATTTGCCATCTTTGTATCTAGGCATTTCGATGTTTGTGACGGATTTGTTGAAAAAATCATCCAATTGTGGACGAGTAGGTATGTAGCGCATATGGAAATCTCCTTAAGTTTTTAAGGAATTATATCATGGAAAGGAAGTGAATTCAATGAGTGAAAAGGAAAAGCGCGTTGTCGAAAAACTTCGTGATGCCATTCCGAATATGACAGATTTTCAGAAAGGATATGTTCTTGGAATGGTTGAGAGTTCTGCTTCGAAACATAGTGAGCAGGGCGAGGAAAACGAAACACATAATGGAAAGGAGAATTAAAATGAGCAATTTTGAATTTCAGAAAGTTAATTCAAGGGTAATTCGTAGCGGTGACAACTATTTGGCAAAGGTTGACTCCGCAGAAAGTTTTTCAAGCATTTTCGTTGACGAGGAAACAACATATGGAGTTTCTGTAAGAGATGCACAGATACAGACAGGAGATTCGACTTACACACATGCAATGGCTTTTACATATTCCATGGAAGATGGTTCTGTGCGCTTTATAGATGTTGTTGTATGTCCGTTACTCGGAACGTTTGTTTCTGACTGGTACTAAATTATAAAGTGGCAGAAAGGGGCATGAATGAAAAAAGTAATCCAATTCATCATAGGTGCGGTTGCAATGGAGTATTCCTTGGTTGCCGCGTGCTATATGGATAGTGAGGGCGCGGTCGGGAACATTGCGGCTATTAAATTTGTAGCCGGGGCAGTAATTGCGGCAATCATGTATTATTGGTCGGAAGTAGACCGAAAGAGAGCCGAACTTGACAAGCGAATTAAGAGAAAACGCAGAATGAGAGAGGATGCATGGTAGACGTTGTGTATATAAGTGGCACGAGATGTTCCACGAAAGAAAAGCGTATGCTTGCTGAACTTTTGGCAGGGAAACGAAAGAAACAGAATGATAAAGAAAATTTTGAAAAGGTTCTTGACAGAGAAATGGAGAGGAGAAGCAATGGAGAACAGAATAACACTGATAGGCGATGTTGTATCAGCACCAAGGGAAAGTCATAAATCAAGCGGTAAGATTTTTTATAAATTTTTCATCGGAGTTGAAAGAAGAAGCGGTGTTGCAGATATTCTTCCGGTACTGTTTGACAAAGAAATCAGCGATACAGAAATCAGCGGAACGGTATGTGTCAAGGGAAAGATAATTACCCGGCACGTAAAAACAGGGTCTGGGAAAGCCATTCTTATGTATGTTATGGCGGATACAATCACAAAACCAGAGGATGATAGTCCTTTGAATGAAGTAAGCCTTGATGGAATTATCGAGGAAAAGCAGCTTAGAGAAACACCACTTGGTCGTAAAATCTGTGATGTGAAACTCAAAAACGTAAGAGAAAACGGAAAAGAGGATTTGATTACTTGCATTGCATGGGGAAAGTGTGCAGAGTATACGGACTCACTTGCTTTAGGCGATAAGGTAAGCACATACGGAAGATTACAGAGCCGGAGATACAAGAAAACGTGTAAAGATGGTCACGTTATGGAAAAAGTTACATATGAGTTATCAATAAAAGGAATCGTGGGGGTGTAGAATAATGCGAATGATTTTGAAATCGTTACATATAGAGAATTTCAAAGGGGTAAAGGATAAGACATACGAATTTGGCAAGACAACAAGGGTTTCCGGCATGAACCGGAGAGGAAAGACCACAATCGGTTCAGCATGGTACTGGCTGACGTCTGATAAGAACTATGAACTTGTCAGCAATCCAAATATCAGACCGGACAATATAGAAGATTGCATTCCAACCGTTACTGCAGATGTTGATGTAAGTGGAAAAGAAATCACTCTTTCAAAGATGCAGAAGCGAAAAGTTGGAAAGCCGGATAAAAATGGAGTTTCGAAAATTACAATCACAAATACATATGAGATCAATTCTGTGCCTAAGACAGAACGTGATTTTAAGGCATATCTGGAAGAATTAGGGTTTGAGTTTGATAAATTCCTCATTTGTTCGCACCCGAATGTGTTCACTAAGGATTTGTCTTTAAAGAAAAAACAGGATGAAATGAGAAAATCCTTATTCGCTATGGCAAGTGCAAAAACAGATTTAGAGATTGCGCAAATGAATAAAGAAACTGCGGATGTTGCCAAATTGCTTGAATCCTACAAATTTGAAGAGATTGAAGCCATGAACAATGCTTCCAAGAAAAAAGCGGTTGATCAGTTAGACGCTATTCCAAATCAGATCATCGGGCTGGAGAAAGCAAAGGTTGATGTAGATGTGGCAGAGCAGGAGTTGTTAAAAGCCGATTTAGAGAGAAAGATTGAAGCCCTTGAAGATTTAATGGCGAAATCTGATGTGCGGATTGATGAAATGCGCAGCGAAGAAATGCATTGTCAGTTTGAAATGTCAGCTATCGCGCAGACCATGAATAACGAACTTTCAAGTAAGAAACGTGAGATCGAAAATCATAAATACGACCACGAACGGAAGTTGCAGGATGTTCGTTCATCAATCAAAAAAGCGCAGGATTCCATTGAAAGCAATAAGAAATCAATTTCTGAACAGACTCTTAAGAAAGCTGAACTTGCGAAAAGGTACAAAGAGGAAAAGGAAAAGAAGTTTGACGATTCCAAGTGGGTATTTGACGAATCCACAACGGTTTGCTCGTTATGCGGACAAAGATTGCCGGAAGATAAAATAGAGTCTTTAAGAGCCGATTTTTCGCAGAGAAAGGCGGATGCAATCGAAATATTTAATGAAGAACACGCGAAAACACTTGCTATGATTGTTGATGATGGAAATGCGTGTGCTGAAATGATTAAGAAACTGACCGAGAATAACAAGGAATTGGAAAACACAATTAACACCTTGAAACTTAATGAAGCGGAAGAAATTGATATTATCAAAGGATTTGATGAACAGATTTCTAAGATTCCGGATTCCGCTGATTATATGCAGAACGCGGAATATGCCAAGTTAAAGGCTGGACAGGATAAATTGCTTGCTGATATTGCAGAGTTAGAATCCAAGGGCAAAGATAAGGTGGCTGATTACGCAAAAGCAGATAAAGCAAAATTGAAGAGTCAGCTTGACGAAGTGAATAAGATTATCGCACAGTCTGAAAACAATGTTCGCATTGATGAACAGATTGCAGATATGCAACATAAACAGAGCGAGTATGGACAAGCAAAGGCAGATGCCGAGAGGATTCTTTATCAGCTCAAAGAAGTTTCAAAACGAAAGAATAAGTTACTTGTTGAGGAAATCAATCAGCATTTCGGTATTGTACGTTGGAAGTTGTTCGATTTCCAGAAGAACGGAGAATATAAGGAAGTTTGTATTCCTACGGTACTTGATGAAGAAACCGGCATTTATAAGGTATTCGGAGATACGACAAACACCGGCAGGGAAATTGAAGCGAAGATTGATATTTGCAACAGTTTTCAGAAGTTCTTTAATATGTATGTTCCGATTTTCCTTGATGGTGCTGAGAGCATCAATGACGAATATGTGCCGGTCGTTGATACCCAGCTAATTCTTCTGACGGTTTCCGAGGATAAGCAGTTGAAAGTGGAGGGTGTGTAAATGAAAGAAGAATTATTGAAAATAGCATCGGAAAGTTTATCTTCGGATGAAGTAAGTGAAATTGTCAAAGAAAAATTTATGAATGCATTGGTGGGAGCAATCGAAGATGCTTTTCGTTGGGGAGATGCAAAGCATGCCATTGAGGAAAAGGTAAAAGAAGTCATGGTTCCATACATTGAGAGTTATGATTTTTCAGAGTATCTTCCCAAACTTGATTCTGTTTTAACAGAGATTGTTAATTCGGATTTCTGTATTGGAAATAAAAAGATTCTGGAGAATTTTAAAGACCTTATGGTGGAGCCGGAGCAGAAAGAAATCAAACTTACGGATTTGTTCAAGACATGGATTAAACAATGCGAAAGGGATATTGACACAGAAGATTTAGACATTGATTACGATGATGGCGTTTCTTATCAATCCGTGGAATGTGAAATGCGGTTTGAGCTGGAAGATAAGCCATCATGGAGCAGTGTGCAAAGAGCAGTTATCACATTTGAAAATGAGCATGATGAAAAACTGAATGTTGAAATTCCTGTGTCAAAGTGGATATGGGGCAACGGAAAAGAAGAACCATATACACTTTCTTCCTATAAGGATTTGACGATTTCGTCACTTAGAAACTTGAGTGAATTTGAGGTGCTACTCTTGAGATTATCCAGAGCTGGAACGGCTATCGTTATTGATAAGGAATATGATGACAGTTATATTCAACCGGAAAAAGAACCGGAAGCGGATTTTCACTAAGAAAGCGGGGATATTGAATGTCGAGAATAGGAATCGGAAACAACATCACGCAGCCGGATGCAAGGTGTATGTCGTGCAAGCGTTGGAAGAGCGCAAGCAAGAAAGGATTCTTTGATTTTGCGGAATCCGGACATTGTCCTCTTCCGTATTGCGAGAAAGATATGAGAAATAAAGGAAAGAGAGGGTTTAGAAGATGAAACAACAGATTACAGAGGAAATGAAAATCCAGAATGAATGGTACAAAGAAGCGAAAAAACAGACTGTGGAAACGCTTCCGGAATTTGTAAGGCATTTAACAGAAGACTATTCGCATGATTATGGAACTATTTGCCACGCAGTTGCGGCAGCAGGAATAGCAGCCATGTGCGCGGTTGACAATTCTCCGACAGGTGGAATTACCGGATTTCAAGCCGGATGTATTATGTGGCAGGTTATTAGAGAATGGAATTTTCAGAACAATAAGACAGGGTTGAAAATTCTTGATTATGACAATCTTCTTTATCCGCAGTATAAAGCTTCTTTTATATCTATAAGTAGTAAAATTTGGGAATCTGTCAAGAAAGAAGCTCAAAACAAAATTAACCAGAATAACGATAAAGTGGAAAAATGGAAGGTTGCTCATGATAAATGGGTTATTGATATGGAGAAGTTTAAAGTGGATGTTGTGGAATGGCAGAAACAGCATCCGGAATACCCGACATATGAGGACAATCCAAAATTCTATGAGCATCTTGGCTTTGGAACCGAGAAGGAATGGGATGAGGAAAATAAGAAACAGGAGAGCGGATTTATGTTTGCTCCAATGGAACCATGCAATCCAAGTGCTAATCCAAATGTTATTGCACATTGGGAATCTATTGTTAATGGAAATGTTCCATTTGGTTTGAAAATTAAGGAGGAATGATAAGTGCAGTATATCAAAGCAAAATTTCCAAACAGCACAAGAAGCTATACATACCGCACCGAGGATTCTGTAAAAGCCGGTGACATGGTTGTAAATGACAAGGGTGCAAAGCTGACTGTTACGGATGAAACCGTGGATATGAAGTGGGTGGAAACCTACGGTGCTGATAAGGTGGCGGTTGTGAAGAAATATGAGGAAAGCGAGGAAAAATAAATGTTGATTTCAAACTAATCTGAGAAAGGAGAACTATATATGTATTTAACGGTAAAAGATGTAAAAGAAATCTTGGATGGGATGCGTAATGATGCGTTGGTTATGACCGACAAAGAGTTTGAAGGACATGCTGCACATAAACTTACTGCGTATGAAAGTCCAAGTGGAGATAAGAAAGATTGGGATTTTGTGATTTTAACATGGGAGAAATAGAAAGGAGATAAAATGAAATTCAATTTTATAGATTGTATAGAATTTGAGATTGATTGGAAAGCCGTAGCTGCGATTGCAGCATGTGTCTTGGTTATGCAATTATAACAGGCATTTAATGAGATTTAGGAAAGCGAGGAAAAGCAATTATGGCAGAAACAAAGAAACAGGAAGTTGCAGTTAAGCAGGAAATGAATACAAGGCTTTCGTTCTACGCAAACCAGTATACCGGACTTATGGAGCGAGATTTCGAGGAACATGGTCTTGTATTTGATGATTATTCAAAACAGTGTGTTATGGCATCAATGAGTGCGATTTACAACCTTGTTACATCAAATAAGGCAGCTATGGAAAATCTGAATGGTTCTAATTTGCGGCAGGTTATCGGGCAGGTCTCCAGCCTTAAACTTAATGCAAATGCAGTACCGAGAGAGTGTTATTTCCAGTTGAGAAATAAGCAGGATGCCAATGGAAATTGGTATAAAGAGGTTGAAATGGGTATTGAGGGAGACGGAAACGATGCACTTCTCCGTAATTTCGGTGTTGGTGTTAAAAAGGTCTATCCGGTATGGCTTGTGAAAGAAGGGGATGAATTTACATATCCGAAGCACAGAGGTGTTGAAGTTACGCCGCCGGAGTGGGAAGAAAAAGGATTGTCGCAGAAAGTAATCCGTGTAGTTTATCCAGTCGAGATGGACGGTGGAAAGATTGAATACATGATTGCGGAACGTGAAGGCGTGAAAGGAAACCTTTTGGCTCATGTGCGCAACAATCTTTTGAATGAAACGTTTGGAATTTGCGAGAATAAGCGCAAGGCAACCGACAAGCAAAAGGCTGAAATTAAGGCTAAAAAGGACGAGATTATCAGTGCACTTCTCGGATGCAAGACATTGGAAGAAATGCTTGCTTGTGAAGTGGCAAGACCTTATATGAGCGCGGCGTGGAGAGAAACTTCCGAAGCTATGATTATTCGCAAGATGCGTAATAATGCAATCAAGAAGCATCCGAAAGACCTTAACGCTATGGCTACACAGTCACTTATGCAGATAGATGAAACTTATCAGCAGACGCAGGAAGAAATTGCCGAAAACGCCAATTCAGAGCCGTTTGTCGTAGCAGAATCCGAAGCGACCGACGGTGCAGCAGTTGAGCCGGAGAAAGTCGTTGAGAATGATGAAAACGTACCGGACTTTATGAAAGATTAGGAGGATATGAATTATGATTTTTGTTAAAATTGCAATTTTGTTATGGGTGTTGTTTTTCGTTATAGGAAAGTTTGTTGCTTCCGGCATTAGTCCAGCAGAAGAAATGCGTCATGCTCTCGGCATTCCTTACAAGGTCACTTTTGGTAGGGTTGTTGTTGCAATCGTGTTTATAGCCGCACTCATTGATTCATTCGTGGCACTTATTTGGTTTCTGTTTTTTAGATGAGGAGGTTTTCTATGAGAGTTATATCGCAGGACGGAACAAAGGATTTCCCGTATGATAGCAGTTCGGTTTCTGTATATGCAGGATGTATAAATGGGCGCGTTTATGTGAGAATGCAGTTATGTGGATATGATGATTCAGTAGATGTTGCAGATTATTCCACCGAAGAAAAGGCAAAGAAGGCTATGGAAATGCTTAGAGTTGCATATATCGGTATGCCTATCGTAATGCAGAATGTTGATATTTCGGAAGATGTGGCAAGGGAATTTGAAAGATTAAAGAAATGCGGCATTATGGTGCAAACAGAAAATCAGCCGTCAAAAATAGAATGCATTAGCAATGCTATCTTTCAGTTTCCTACAGAGGAAGAATTGGAGTAGGGTATGGGAAAACATACAATGTCAGACTTATATCAGATGCAGTCACTTCCGCTTTCTGCAAAAATAAGCATGACTGCACGTAGAATAAATGAATGGGTAAACGAATTTGGTGAAGATGGAGTATATCTGTCATTTAGCGGTGGCAAGGATAGCACGGTTTTGGCACACATAATCAGAGAAGTTTGCGGATATAAAAATATTCCTTTTGTGTTTGTAGATGTTCCAACACAATATCCAGAGTTAAAGGAGTTTGCCAAGACTTTTGATAACCTTGTGATTTTGAAGCCAAAGATTTCATTTGCACAGGTTTGCGAAAAGTATGGATTTCCGATGATTAGTAAGGAAGTGTCAAATTGCGTAAGTGGTGCGAGAAAGTATGTTAAATACCTTGACAGTCAAAAATCTAAAAACACAATCTTAACAGACAGACAGACAGACAGACAGACAGACAGACAGGCAGACAATTCCGTATGCTTGCTATATGGCAGACCTGTTAGGAATAGACAGGAGAATAAACAAGCAGAACGAACAGTACAAGAGTTTGCAGATGGGTGTTATCCCTAGCGGTTCAGAATATAGGTTACGCAGACTGAATGGAGAACTTACAGATAGTAAAGGCAATTATAGTCAGTTTAATCAAGAAAAATATAAGTTCTTTCTTGATGCACCATTTGAAATAAGTGACTTATGTTGTGACATTATGAAGAAAAAGCCTGCGCACGATTACGAAAAGAAAACAGGCAGAAAGCCGATTATAGCGACTATGGCAAGTGAAAGCGTTATGCGTACACAGAAATGGCTACAGGACGGCTGTAATGCTTTTAATGTAACAAGACCGCATAGCAACCCTATGAGCTTTTGGACGGAACAGGATGTGTTGCTTTACATCAAAGAAAATGCAAGAAGTATGTCGTCTGACGCATATTACAGAAAAGTGATGAGATATGGAAACAAAGTTGTTTACCGCACAACAGGGGCAACAGCACTTTATCCTTTTAAAGAATGTGGAGCGATATGTTCCGTTTATGGTGAAGTAGTCACAGATTATGAAGCTATGGGACAATGCGAAAATCAGATGTCATTTGCGGATTTTGGGATTTTTGACAAAGAAAGACCATTGCTGAAAACAACAGGATGCCAAAGAACAGGCTGTGTACTGTGCGGATTCGGATGCCACTTAGAGAAAGAAAGCAGATTTTTAAGGCTGAAAGAAACACACCCTAAATTCCATAATCTACTTTACATCTTGAAAAACAATGGTGTGACATACGCAGAAGCTATTGATTGGGTAAACGAACACGGAAATATGAATATTAAGTATTAAGGAAAGTGAGGTGGTTTAAATGCTTATGCGATGTTGCGGTTCATCATCGGCAGGCAACAGTTACGCTTTAATCAGCAGCAGTGGCGAGATTCTTGCAATCGAAGCAGGATGCAAATTTCTTGATTTTAAGAAAATGATTGATTGGAAAATAGCAAATATTTCCGGATGCATTGTAAGCCACGAACATGGAGACCATGCACGATACATAAAAGATTTTATGAAATCCGGCATTCCGGTTTATACGGCATTTGAAACACAGACCGCACTTGAAACCATTACAGGAGAGCGTACAATAGCCATTCCACCGCGCAGACCAAGGCAAATCGGCAGTTTTACAGTAACACCCTTCAATGTACCGCATGATACAGAAATCGAGTGCTACGGTTATTTAATCGAGCATGAGGAAATGGGTAAACTGTTATTCTTGACCGACTTGGAATATTGCAAATATGACTTTTCCGGCATAAAGGTTGAGCATATCATGGTTGAAGCCAATTATAGCATGGACTTGGTAGACCGGAATGAGCCAAATTATGAACACCGTTTACGAGGGCATATGAGCCTTGATACGGCACTTAAATTTATTCAGACGAACGACAACCCTGCTTTGCGAAATGTCGTTTTAATACACTTATCGGACACAAGCGGAAATCCCGCGTTATTCCTACAACGAACGAAAGAAACAATTAAATATGGAGCGAATGTTTATGTTGCAGAAAAAGGGTTAGAGGTTGATATGAACATTTGTCCGTTCTGAAAGGAGAAAGCATGAAATTATACATTTACAGATTTTGGGGCGATAAATTTTCTTGTGGAGAAGTAGACGTAGAAGAAAAGCCAAAAACGTATATCATTACTGGAGAATACGAATTTGGATATAAAGGACAGAGAATCCGCAAGGACGAAATTGGTGTGTTAAGCGGTTGCAGCCGGGATAGGGTCATTCTGACGGAGAAAAACAAGAAAAAAGCTGTTGAAATGCTTATTAGCAGGCAGGGCGCTATTGTTGAGAGTTGCCGAGTACGTCTTGAATATGAAGAGAAAAAACTTGAGACCATCAAAGCGGAACTTGAAAAAGAATAATTAGGTTGAAACACCTTGGCGAAAGCCTAAAAGAAACTATCTTGTTTGGCGAATAGTTATCACAAACCTTATTGAAAGCCATGTTTTGGCGGTGCGTTTACCGCACCGCCCTTACAAAAGATTGGAGGTAAAAATTGAAAATATGTGAATACTGTATGGCTGAATTTGAGCCGAAGCGACCAGATCAAAAATACTGCAGACCCAAATGTGCAAAAAGATACGCACAGTTTAAGAATTTTAAAAAGGCTGGAAGAATTGTGTATACAAGAATATGCCCGAAATGCGGCAGGCTGTTTATGACGATAGATGAACGAAAAGTTGATTGCCAAGACTGCATCAGCATTGACTTTAAAGAACGCTTGAGAAAGCCAAAGAAAAAGGACGATGCAATCAAGGCTGTGAATCATATGGCACGCGCTTCCGGCATGAGTTACGGAAAGTTTGTGGCTCAAATGAGCATGGAGCCATTGGAGAGGAAGTGATTGAGTTGGATTATAAGAAATTTAGACAGGCAAAAGCCATCGAAGCTAAAAACAAGCAGAAATGGCTTGCATTGAATCCAAGGCTTGATGAATCAAGCGGAATATATATTCTGACAAGGCAGGACGAAAATGGGTTTAGATATGCATATGTGGGACAGGCTAAGCGTATTTTAACCAGACTGTCGCAGCATCTTTCTGGGTATCAGCACATAGACCTTAGCTTAAAGTCTCATGGGATGTATTCAGAGGATAATCCGCATGGATGGAATGTAACATCAGTACACTGTCCGATAGATAAACTTGATGAGCGTGAGCAGTATTATATCAAATTTTGTGCAAATAATGGCTATCAGCTTCGCAATAAAACAAGTGGGTCACAGGGCGAGGGCAAAGCCAAGATTGATGATTACCGTCCGGCAAAAGGCTATTATGACGGCATTAAGCAAGGCAAAAAGAGTCTTGCCAAGGAATTATCGCATATCGCTGAAAAGCACCTTGAAATCCGCTTGAAGCCAGAGAAACAGGGTAACAAAGTTTCTGAAAAACAGTATGAGAAGTTTATGGCTTTGATTTCTGAAAGTACATATGAGGAGAGTGATTAAATGGCAGAAGTCAAGTGGATTAAGATCACAACAGATGTCTTTGATGATGAAAAGATTCTGCTGATTGAGAGTATGCCGAGTGCGGATAGCATCATTACGATTTGGTTCAAACTTCTTATTCTTGCCGGAAAACAGAATAACAACGGTGTGTTTATGATGAGCAATAAGTTGCCGTTCACGGATGAAATGCTTGCCACCATTTTTCGCAGAGATTTGAACACGGTAAGGCTTGCACTTAAGACCTTTGAAGAATTTGGAATGATTGAGGTCGTTGACAACGTGATAACGATTCCGAATTGGAATAAGCATCAAACGCTTGACGCTTATGAGAAGAAAAAGGAACGCGACAGGCTATACCAGCAGAATCGGAGAAAGAAGCAGAAAAACCTAATTGAACAAAAATCGCCCGATAAATCGTCTGACGTCGTTGTTTCAGATAAAGAAGAAGAAAAAGAAGAAGATAAAGAGAAAGAAAATATAAAAGAAAATTCGCTGTCGACCGATTCAGGAGATTTGTTTGATTTTGACGATGCATGGAAAAAGACTTTTAGTATATACCCCAAGAAAACAGCGTACAGTACCTCTAAAACAGCTTGGATGGATAAAGTGCTAGAAGTTATCGAAGAGAACCAACCGGACATTGCACGGCTGTTATACAAAGCTACAGAAGCATATTTGAGTGACTATCAAGAAAAGAATCCGGACGATACGGATTTTCGGTACATCCCAAAATATGTTGATTGGCTGAAAAATGATTGCGACTATTGGTTGCAGATCGCAGAGAAACGAGGTGATTGCAGTTGACAGAAGCAGAGTTTGGAGTGATCGGGTGCGTATTGATTGATAATGATGTGCTAAATAGTATCTGGCGAACACTGAAACCGGAAATGTTTAGTTCGGATTTTGCGCAGGACACATACAAGGAAATGCTTGCCATGTATGACCGAAATGAAAATATTGATCCCATGTCTTTATCAATGGCACTTGAAAATCACAAATACACACAGGAACAGATTAGCGAATTGATGAAATCATGTATTACCGGAACAATCACTTCAACTATGGTTAAAAGTTATGCCGATGCGGTTGCGAAAGAATACAAAGTAAGAACGGTTCGTGACATGTATCAGAAATCAAGTTTAAAGCCATGCGACATTGATGATACAATCAGTGATCTTCTTACAAGACTTGAACATTTGCAAGAGGGAAAGGAAGTAAAGCTAAAACCAATTAAGCAGATTTCAGTTGAGAATAAAGACAAATATTTCAACGAAAGTGTTGGAGAGGGTGGCATAAAAATCGGGTTATCGCAACTTGATGATGCGCTTGGCGATCTTGAACGCGGTGATGTAACAGTAATTGCCGCAAGACCGGCAGTCGGTAAATCCGCACTCACAACACAGATTATTGGCAATATGGCAAAAAAGGGACTTAAAGTTGCATATTTCAATTTGGAGATGATTGACAAACAGGTGTATGAGCGATTTATTTCAAGGCTTACGGGAATCGGCTTAACGAGAATCAGAAGGGCAAAAGCGTTTCTTGGTGATGAACAGGAAAAATTTAACCAAGCAAATGAAGAGATGAGCGATTATCAATTATGGATTGCATCCGGGACTGTATCCCCGAGAGAGATAAAGTCAGAATGCAGACACCAAAACTTTGACGTTATCGTTGTTGACTATCTGCAATTGCTTATGCCGGATAACAGATATTCGGGAAGAAACGAAGAAGTAGCATCAATTTCAAGAGGTTTAAAATCTGTTGCAAGAGACTTAAATACACATGTAATAGCACTTTCGCAGATAACAAGAGCTTCCGAAAGCAGAGACACAAAAGAACCTACCATGGCAGAGTTGAGGGAATCCGGGGCAATCGAACAGGATGCGTCAAACATAATTATGCTGTGGAATCTGTCAGACAATGACAAGGGAGCCAAGGGTGTAAAAATCGAGAAGAACAGGCAGGGAATGACAATGCGTGAAGCAATGGAGTTTGATGGAGATCACATGAAGTTTGTTGAAATCGAAAAACCACTTGATGATGTTATTGCGGAAATAAAAAAGAAAGAACGTGGGGACGGATTCAAGCCATACAATGGCGATTGTCCGTTTTAGAGGTAGCAGCTATGGCAAGTGCAAAAATCGAAAAGGGTTCAGAAGAATGGCAAGTATTTATGGATTATTGGCAATTCATTCAGAAATACTATTCACCGGACAACGCTGATTCTTGGTGGGATGAAGTCGTAAAAGCCGGAGAATCATTGATAAACAAATACAAAGGCATGGAGATTGAAGAGCGTGCAAGACAGCTTGTATTGAGTCATTTTGCATGGTTGGAAATCACATACAGAAAGGAGAAATCAAAGAAATGAGCAATGCGTTGAGACGGAAGAAAAAGCCGACATTTTACACAAAACAGGAAATGCGGATTATCGGGCGAAATGATTTTGAAAAGAGAAATGCTGATAAGGTTATATCAAAATCGTACAAAGATTTTGTCGTGATTGGGTACATAATTCTGCATGACAAATTCGGATTCGGACAGACAAGAATCATCCGGTTACAGGATTTTTTGAAATCTTACTTGGATGAAGCATCATGCGGCGGGAAGAACGGAAAGGACTTGGCTGTTTACCTGAAAGACAAATACGACATTGACACCAAGGCAGAAGTTGAACAGATTCCGCAGCGGCAGTTAATGGTCTTATATGCCAAGAAAGGATTTTGTATCGAGCGTGAAGCCTACAGACTTTCCAGCGCGTCATTGTTTAACTATTTCGCGCTCACGCTTACGATTCTGAAAAAGGAATTTAAGCTGTCTGTGAAGCAGTTACAGCAGTTCACGGACAAGTTTATTGACTACATCGACACATTGGCTAATTACAAGCAGTTTCAGTTGACTGTACCGATGATAGCGCAGAGTTTGGCGGATGAGATTAAGTTTGTGTGTGATTTGGAGGTTTAATATGACGAATAAAGAAAAATATGCGGATAAAATCATTGATATTACAGTAAGTAAACTTGCACTCAAAGATGGCGAGCCTGTTCCATGCGCAGAGATGAGATGTTCAGAGTGCGGATTCTATATTTCTAATTATTCATGTAAACATAAAATGCTGGAATGGTTAGATTCAGAATATGTTGAGCCGCCTGTTGATTGGAGTAAGGTTGCAGTCGATACGCCGATTTTGGTAAGAGATAGCGAAGAAGAAGCGTGGAGAAAAAGACATTTTGCAAAATACGAGAACGGAATAGTGTACGCATGGGGATACGGAGCAGCATCTTGGAGTGCATACGGGAGTGACAATATAATCGATTGGGAAATGGCAAAGCTAGCAGAAAGAGAGGATGTGTAGAAATGGGAGTTTTGCTTGCGTTATCAACCATATTTATATGGGGTCGGCTGGTTAATATTGATGACGACCTAAAAGATATCAGCCGAGAACTGAAAAAGATGAACGAAAGAAAAAATGATGGAAGATAGATATTTATTCCGCGGAAAGCGGATTGATAATGGCGAATGGGTGGAAGGATATCTGTCATACCCATTTTGCACGAAAAAAGGCAACGAAAGTTATTATTTCTACGCAAAGGATAGTTTGGGTTTCTTCTGTCGTTGTGTTGTAGATGCATCTACTATCTGCCAATGTACCGGCTTAAAAGACAAGAACGGCAAGCTGATTTGGGAGAATGATATTGTAAAAATAAATAATAGCAAGGTGAATACGGTTATAACATTTAGAGATTTTGAAATTATATGTACAATTCCTAACGAAAAATATTATAAGCATAGGCTTGAATATGATACCGAATATGAAGTTATCGGCAACAAATTCGACAACCCGGAATTGTTGGAAAGTGAGGAATAATATGAAGGAGAGTGAAGCAATTAAAGAATTTCAGCAGAATATTGATATGCCATTTGGAAGTAACATATCAAGAGAAGCGTCTAAACTTGCAATACAGGCACTTGAAAAACAAATTCCGAAGAATCCTTATCACATATCACAAGTAGACGATAATGATAATGCAAATGTGGAGTGTCCAGCGTGTCATGCCACAACAGATTATGCAGTCAATGCAATTAAAAGAGGGCATTGTTGGAAGTGTGGGCAGTTATTAGATTGGAGTGATGAAGAATGATGTTTCAATCGTACATAAATTTCTTTCTACTAATACTTATAGCCGTTAGGTTAGATATTCTAACAAAATTTGGAGTTAATCTTTTTTGCGTTCTGTCAGTTGTAGCGATGATTGGACATGAGATTTTTGATTATTTGAAAAAAGGAGATGGAAAGCGATGGGACTGATTGATGCAGATACACTAAAAGAATATTGCATGCGTGCGAGTAAATCTGATGATGATTTTAGGAGAGTAAGTTTGGCAACATTGGCGAGCGTGATAGATGTACAGCCGACCGCCTACGACCCGGACAAGGTTGTGGAACAGTTAAACGACAATTTCAGAGTCGTACGAACTGATGAAGATTTGGAATGGAACAGAGCAATGGACGAAGCAATTACAATCGTGAAAGGTGGCGGTGTAGAGTGACAAGCATAGAATTATGTAGAATGTGTACCGAGTATTCTGCGGACACAAGATGTGAGCATAAAAAGGATTGCAAATTGCAGAAGATTTTGACAGAAAATAAAGCGTTAAGGGCAGAAAATAAAGAACTTCGAACAAAAGCGTTTAGAAATTCATGGGAGAAATCCCCTGACATGATGGGAAGATGAGGTGGTGTAGATGCCAATTAAACCGATTTTATTCAACAAACAAATTAGTACCGAAATGGTGAGGGCGATTCTGGACGGGAGAAAGAGTTGTACTCGGCGTATATGCAAAGATGCAAATGAGTATACCGTGCCGGATATGGAATTTTACAATGCTGACAGGCGGACTTATGCAGTACATAACTTTGCTGATAAGGAGCATACGGAGCAGTTAAGCATAGCAGAAAGAACTTGTCCTATTTGTCCGGGCGATATCCTGTATGTCCGAGAAACGTGGAAAAGAGCACTGAATGGTTACTATTATTATGAAGATTGGCAAAGAGATGATATTGCAGATCTTACGAAGTGGAAACCATCCATCCATATGCCGAAAGAAGCAGCGCGTATCTGGATTAAGATTATGAATGTGAGAGTAGAACGGCTGCAGGAGATGAAGCCGGTTGATGTGATAAAAGAGGGAGCTTATTCTGATTGTTGGGATTGTCTTAATACATACGGAGAAAGCGGTTCGCAGTGCTGTTATGGGACAGAAGAACAGTGCAGTCAATGTGATGAAGTGATGATGGAATGGGAAAAACTTTGGACCTCCACCATTAAGAAATCAAACCTCAATCGCTACGGTTGGGATGCAAATCCTTGGGTATGGGTGATTGAATTTGAGATGTGCGAGAAACCGGAAGGAGTGTGAGGTATGAGTAAGAGCAGAGCTGGTAAAATGAACGGCTATCGTAGCATGGTAAGCCGTCAGAAAAATGATGTTTTTAAGTTTAAGCCTAAGAAGAAAAAGAAAGGGTGATTCAGAATGAATTTGCTTGAACACTATGTAACAAACATAACTCACGAAGAACCAATCGAAAAGAACGGAATGTTATTTTTCAAGGTTGTATGTGATGTTGATTGCTATGGTAACAAAGAGATTCAGAAAGAAGTTTTGCTTTCAGAAGATGATTATGCAGAAGCTAAAAGTAAGGGCTATTATTTAGCCTAAAAAGAAAGGGTGATGTAGAATGAAGATTTTAAGTAAGAAAAAATATAATCAGTTACTTCAAGAAGTATCTAACAAAGACAATAAAATTTCTGAACTTACTGTAGAAAATGCAATGCTAAAAGAAGAGCTTGAAGATAAAAAGACAAGTTACAAGGCAAATGTTGGCAAAGAATTTTGTAATGTTTGCAAAAATTCTTACAGTTATAGGAAAAATAGTGGGCTTGTTGCCATTAACTATGTAGGTTGCTTGCTTGATGTACCTTGTGAGGATTTTAAGAAAAAAGAAGATAACTAACTAAAAATCAAAGAAAGGAATAGGTTGTGCGCACATAAAACCGAGGTTTCCTTTTGGTAGATTTTATGAATTTTGAAAATTATTCTTGTGATAATCAAATGAGCATATTTGACTTCACAAGAGAACCAATTAGCATAACAAAGCCTATTCGTTTAATAGAACTTTTCGCCGGCTACGGAAGTCAGGCAATGGCACTAAAGAGAATAGGTGCTAAGTTTGAACATTACAGAGTTGTTGAGTTTGATAAGTATGCCATAGCAAGCTATAACGCAGTACATGGTACGGATTTCCCCACAATGGACATAACAAAGGTTCATGCAGAAGATTTGAATATTTGCGGCACAGAAACCTTTACTTACCTACTTACTTACTCGTTTCCTTGCACAGATTTATCAGTTGCCGGGAAACAAGCTGGAATGTCTAAGGGAAGCGGTACGAGAAGCGGTCTGTTGTGGGAAGTTGAGAGAATACTAACAGAAATTAGAGATAGTAACGGAGAATTACCACAGATTTTGTTCATGGAGAACGTTCCACAAGTACATAGCCAGGATAATATGCCCGATTTTATAAAGTGGCTAGACTTTCTCGAAAGTCTGGGTTACACAAATTACTATCAAGATTTAAACGCTAAAAATTATGGTGTAGCACAAAAGCGTGAAAGATGTTTTATGTTTTCGTTCCTGGATGAATGCAATTATAATTTTCCACAGCCTATACAACTTACAAAAAGAATACGTGATTATCAAGAAAAGGTAGTTGATAACAAATTCTATGCAAGTGATAATGCATTGAAAGGATTTGCGGAACACGCAAAAAAGCAGAAAGAGAAAGGAAATTGTTTTCATGCAGTTATTAAAGATGTTGATGACATATCACCTACAATAACAGCCAGATATTGCAAAGATGGTTCTGATTGTCTTATAAAAGTTGCCGGAAGAATACGAAAGCTAACACCGAGAGAGTGTGGACGGCTGATGGGTGTATATGATGAAGATATTGACAAAATGGCGGCAGTCAACAGTAATACGCAGTTGTATAAGCAATTTGGAAACAGTATTGTTGTAGATGTTATGTGCGCTATGTTTAAAAACTTAAATATCAACCAATAAAATAAGGAGAAGTGGCTTATGAAATTTACAAAATTCATTAAGCCAGAGCTTGAACAGATCAAAGAAAATGCCAATTTCACGGAAGAAGAGGAGAGGATTTTCTCTCTTCTCTGCCGTGGTTTTTCACAAAAGCAAATATCCACAAAAGAAAATCTATCACTAAGAACGATAGAGTACAGAGTGAGAGATATAAAAGATAAAATAGAAAGAACGGGGGTATTTGATTGGATGAAAAAGAACTGTTGAAATATGCCGTTGATAGTGGTATTCTCGACATAGCACTTGTGCAGAAACAAGTCACTATGCAAAAGAGAGAAAAATTACTCAACAAAAACCCTTATAAAATCTATCAAGGAAAGGATGAGAACTGGTACTCATATCTGCCGGACGAAGTTAAAGGCAGACGTAAAATTAAGGCAAAGCGCAGAGAAGCAGTCGAGCAGAAAATCATTGATTATTGGAAAGAGAGAGAGGATGACCCTACGATAGAGGAAATCTTCAACCGTTGGATTTCACAAAAGCTGGAACTTGAAGAAATCAGCAGGGCAACCTACGACAGATACTTAATGGATTTTCAAAGATACTTTGACGGTATCAAGGATA